CTCCCATGGAGTGGAAAAGCTCTGTGCAACGTCTTTGGTTGTGACCTTGGCAGTGATGCATGCGTTGCTCTTTTTGGTGGCGTACTCTTCGCTGATGCCCGAAACGTTGTCGTGTTGGTGCACACGCACAGCGATCCGCGGTTCCCCAAACTGCTCGCCGGCAAAATCGGTGGCGGTGGGAACGAAGGTAATGACGGAACCGTCCACGGGGTAGGGATACGCCTTGAACACCGCCACCCCGAAGGGGTCCGCCCCGAAAGTGATGCCGTCCATCTGCGGCACGCCGAACCCTTCCGCGCTGACCACCAGCCCATCGTCCTCCACCTGAGAAGGTTCATCGCAGCACCGCAGCGAGAGGGAATCAGGAGTGGTACTCTCACCGCTGGTGCGCACAAAGGCGCTGCCGGAAACAAGCGTCGATGAATTCTCCCCCTCCCAGACCAGCACCCGGCCGGTCATCGTGTCATTGATGCGGTACAGCGAGAGCACCCAGCCTGTGCCTACCAGCTTGGGTGTGATGGCCGTGTCCTCGTGGAGGCGCGAGCACTTCGCGCCGGCGCGTCTCAGGTCGTCCGAGTCGATGCGGAAGGGCTGGGAGCCGCCGTCAAAGCTGTCGGTCGAAACCAGGTAGCCGGAAGTCGGATCGCCGGTGGTGAACAGGCCATCCCACAACGGAGCGGAGTCGTGGGAGGCGATCACCAGGGTTTTGGGAGAATCAAAAAAATCAGCCATGTAGCCGACGATCCGCATGCGGAGGCAATCGACACCGGGGATGCAGCAGGGCAGAACAGGCATTCGTCACTCCGCCGAATTTGCGGAAAAGAACGACAGGATCACCGCGCCCGTTTGATCGAAGTCCGCCGCTCCATCCACGACGGCTCCGACACCGATGGGGACGATCTTGCAGGCCGTTCCATTCACGGTCCCATCAGAGGCAGTGATGGTGTTGCCCGTGCCGTAGGTGTAGGGGTAGGTGCCGGCGGGCGGCGCGAATTCGCAGCGGTTGAGAAAGGTGAGATCGACACCGTCGGTAATCCAGCGGGCAGCGCCGGTGGCCGTCGAGTCATATCCGATGACGCGCTGGCAGGTGTAGGACCAGGCGGGGAAGGATCCTGTTTTACTCATCAGCCGAAACTTTGCCGGCCTATCGAGGGTCGCGACCTGCAGCCAGAGGATGGGGACCTCGGCGTGGGCCGCATCTTTTGCGTAGGTGACCCCCGTGCCTCCATCGGGCATCATCGCCCAGAACTCATCCCCGGCAGCCATGGCGCCATTGATCGCGACGATGTAGTCGATTGTGCCTTCATCGTTGCCGTTGTAGCGGTGGGCCTTGACGACGTCGCGGCGGGGCTGTGATGCGCCGTAGTCGGTGAGGGTGGCAGACATCTTGAATCGCACGAGCTGGCGCGCGTCCCCGGAGTCTTCGGGGCGGAAGCGGGAGTTGGTGTCTTTGCGATTCAATCCTGCACGTCCTCAAATTGAGCGGGAAGATTCATCGACGTGACGCGGCGGCGCGGGCCAAAGGGTTTCTTGCGAAGTTCGGCCTTGAGAGCGAGGGCGGCGGACTCCGTGAGAAGTTCCCAATTCATCGTTTCAGGGTCCATGACCATCGCCACGATCTGGGCGCCGCGGTCGGTGCCCACCGTCATCGGGATATTGCGCCCGCCAATCGACTGGATCGACTTGCCGATGGGTTGCTCAGGCCAGTCGGCGGTGACGAGGATGGATGCGTGGAATTGGGCATCGCGTGCCCCTTCCTTCGCCTGGTCCGCCATCTTGTTCGCACGAGTTGTATCATCGATCGATTCGGCGGTGAGGGTGGTGATGATGAATCCCTGTCCGTCGTCATAGGTGTCGGCCTTGAGGAACTTGGTGCCGGTGCGGGCAGTGGCGAGGCGGGCCAGGGCGATGCCACCAGTCCCATCATAGACGGAGTGGCCGATCAGGTTGTCATCCGCTTCGATGCAACATTCGACGGCAAGACGCAGTCGACCTTGGAGGAGGCAGGTGGCAAATGTCATATTGTCGAGTACCGGGTCTGCGCCCAACTCCAAGAAGGGGTACCAGTCGGCCAGGTCTTCTCGTGTGATCCACAGGGCCCCGCGGTCGGGGTCGATGTGATAGGTGCTGGTCGGCAGCCGCATCCAGGGGGTGAGGGTTTCGGAGGAGTCGGGAGAGGCGTCTTTGTTGTAGGCGATGAAGGCGGTGGGGCGGAGGCGACGGTAGCTGTCGGGGGTGCCGTCAGGATAGAGAGTGTCATGGAAAGGGCGGCGCCGGATCGGGTATTCATCGCCCAGCATTGCCGAGAGGTCCGGCATATTCCACGACTGGGACGTCCCCCCGGCGAGGCCCGTGTAATGCGGCTGCTCTTCGGGGGTGGGGCTGGCGAGGTTCCGCCATTCACGCGCTTCATTCCATATGAACAGGCGAAAGACGTGACGATTGGCGGGAAAATCCTTCCCGGTGGTGACGTACGTGTCCTGCCACGTGTCGTCATCGGCGGTGATGGCCGGCTCTATGGTGTTAACGTCGCCGGCGAAGTCGAGGAGGTTGCCATCGGCTTTGGTCCACCCATGCTGGAGTGCGAGCGGCTTTTTCGCGGTGGCGAGGCCGACGGTGCGGAAACCGTGGTAGCGCAGGCAGACGTGGCGGAGGCGTGTGCCGTAGACAGTGACGTCGTTGACGATTTTTGTGGTGTCTTTGGTGGCATCGAGGCGGGTGATGCAGGCGGTGGCGTCGGCGGCGTTCGTGAGCCGCTCATCGAGCCAGAGGTCGGCGGGGAGGCCGAGGCTGGCGGAGCGGTCGAAGAACACGAGGCGGAAGCCGGAGAAGTCTTCGTCATCGGACGGCCGCGTGTCGACGTAGAAGGCGTACTGGGGCCCGCAGATCGCGCGGAGCGCCTCCCACAGGCTCATGCCGTCGACGCTGACATTTTCGACAACCGCATCGGCGGGGATGGCGGAGGTGGAAAAGTCCGGTGCGAGGATCCCGGTGGCGGCTACGCCGAAGCTGGTGAGGTATTTGAGGGCATCTCGGAGCGTCCAGTATGCAGCCACATCGGTGTTCAGGACTTTGCGGTCTGGCTCCTCGAATACATGGCCGATCAGCGGCTCGTCATCGTTCGTGAGTTCGATGTTTCCGGTGGCCATGTTCTTTCGGCCATCGGGGTTGAAGACCGGGGCAAGGTCGGTGAACACATCCCAGTCGGCAAAGGCGCTTTGCGTGGAATTGTCGGCTTGGTACGTGTCATCGGCGGTGGGCAGGCGACGGCCCTGTCCGTCGAAGATCAGGGATGCACCGGTCGTATTGCCTTCCGCCCCCCAGAACCACTCCGGACCAGCAAGACGCCACGTGGCCGACTCCATGCTCTCGCCAATGGAGAGCGAGGCGCGGACGACGTAGCCGGCCCAGATGCAGCGGGGCGTGGTTTCGCCGACGCAGATTCGCACTCGCATCCCCGGGAGGAGGACTTCTCCCGTATCCTCCACATCGAGGGCATCGCCGGCGGTGTCCGGGGGTGCGGGGACGAAGGTGACGGTGGCGTAGGACTGGCCGGCGACGCTGGAACCTCGGAACATCTCCACGACCTTGAGCCGCGGCTCCTCTTCGAAGTCGCCCCATTCGGGGCTTTCTCCGGGTGTGACGAGGGCGGCGACGAAGACGCGGAAGGGAGGGACGTCGACGGCGTACGTGTTTGCAGAGGGATCGGTGCCAAAGATAGCCATGGTGAGGGGATGCTCCGATCAGGTGTCCGGCGCCATGTTTTCCACGGTGCCTTGGACTTCCTGTGTCCATGCGGGGGCCCCGTTGTAGGTCACGGCCTGGGGGTTGCCGATGGGGCGAAAGTCGGTCAGGAGACAATAAAGAAACGTGGTGCCGGCGGCGGTGGTGAAGGCGTAGGGGTTGCCGTCCATGTAAGCCTGTCCAGAGGCGATGGCGTTTTCGATGTCGCCGCGGGACGGGGTGACGAGCCGGCCGGTCACGGTCCATACTTGCGAGGTCGTGCCCATCCTATAGACCCGGAAGCCATTGACGCCGGGCATTACCTGGCGGAGGTCGCGGCGGGTTTTGTACGGGCCATCCTGCCGGGTTTGCGAGCCCCAGAGGGGGGCGTTGTTGAAGAGGGGTGCGCTCATGCGGTGCCCTCCAGCCGGCCGGGAAGATCGGCGTCGACGCCGGAGGTGGAAAAATAATTCCCAATGTGAATGGTCTGGTGAATCGCCGACGATTGGGGGCCGGGGAGCGAGGGTCGGGTGGTGGGCATCGTTGCCGGCGGAGCGGCGGGCTGGGTGGTGGGCTGTGTGGAGGGGCCGGGATTCTGTTCATTCTGAACGCCCAGGATGATTGCCGCGGCGCGTTCTGCAAATTTGCTCGCCTTGAGTTCCGCGTTACGTGTGAAACCTCCCGTGAACGGCAATACATTAAGATTGGCTTGGTTGACGATGTGCGGGATTTCGAACCGGTCCATATTAGGTCCCATCGTGTCAACGTCAAGATCGCCCGCAGATTCAAGAAAGCTCTTGATTTCTGGGTGTTTCGTCTTGTCTTCGGGCGACATCGAATCCCACATTTGCTGAACTTGATCACGGGCCATGATCGCTTGTCGAATGGCGATTAACCCCTCTTTGGTTGGAGCGAGATTCGCCATTTCCCTCGCCGTGTGGGCTTTGCCCGTTGCGGATGTGAAGCTTCCAAAGGTTGCCTTCCCTGAGGCGATGTCGCGGGTAACGGATCGCTCTGCTTCAAGTCGAAAATTCTCCGCACCCATAAGCCCACCGCCTACCGCGGCCGTGTCGGCCACGTCCGCGCGTGATTCCGCCGCCGCACGCTGGCGGAGGGAGTTGGTGGCCGCCCATGCTGAATTGGTCGCGCGGAAAGCCGTGACGTCGGGGTTTTTGGCACCCTCCATCACTGCCCTGTATGCCTCCATGGGTCCGGGGGCTACAACGGCGCCGACTTCATCGCCGATCCTGGCGGGCGCGATCTTGCGGAGCATGGCGCGGCGGTCATCTGGGGAGAGGGAGTTGAGGAGATCGAGGACAAACCGTTCCTGATCGGCCCGGCTCACCCTGCTGGTGTAGGCGGAGGTGAGGGCTTCGTCTTCGGCCTTTTCGCTGATGTCGCTGATGATGGATTTGCGGCGGTTTTCCTTGTCGCCAATAGCTTCCTGACGTTCACGGCGTTGCGTGATGAGGTCCTCCTTGGCACGCTCAAGCCGCTGCTGTCTCTCCGCCCGCAACCTGGGATTTCGATTGGCCGAGTCGCGGGGATCGGAAAATGCGCGCTGCTGATTGGCGATGTCCTCATCTTCTCGCTTGCGGGTGATCGCCTCCGCATCCTTGGCTTCCGAGAGCTCCCTTTGGAGGCGGTCGAGTTCATCCTGCTTCTCGCCGGTGAGGCGTGTGCGGGCTTCGTTGCGCACTGGCGCGAGCATGGGTTCGGTGATGATGCCACGCTGACGGGCGATGCGGGCGAGGGTGAGGGTTTGCTCGGGCTGATCGCCGCCGGCGACGCGGGAGAACTGCTCGGTGATGGTGGCGGCGAGATTGGGGTCCGGATTGACGACGGTTGCCGCGGCGTACGCGGCGAGGGCCTGGTCGAAGGGCACATTCTGGGTCATACGGGCGGCGACTGCACGGATGCCCGCCTGGACGAACTGGGCGGGGTTGGCCACCAGCGAGTTTTTGGCGGCGACGTCGAACTGGGCGAGCATCTTCTCCGCTCCCTGTGGATCCTTCACCCCGGCGATCTTGAGGATGTTGAAGAGCTTCCCGGAGGTTTCCGCGTCGAGGCGGGTGCGGGCTGCGTACTGGCCGACGGTGGCCGCCATCTGCATGCCCGATTCATTGACCTTCCCTTTGCCGGCGTCAAAGACCTGAATCCCTGATGACTGCGCCTGGGAGAGGATGTTGACGGTCTGATCGAGCGTGGCGCCGGTGCGGGAGCGGAATTCGTTGGCGACTTTGAGTGCCGCCTGCTGGCCCGCGGCATTTTCGACAAGGCCGAGGTTGTTGATGAGGGGGGCGACTGTTTCTTCCTGGGACAGTTTGAACTCGGCGAGTTTCTGCCGCGCCGCCACAACCGCCTTGATCCGCTCTTCCATCTCCCGCAGGATCGCCACAGCCGTTTGCAGGCTGAGGAACGACATCACCAGACCTCTGACCTCGCCAGTGAGTGATTGGGTGGCTTTCGAGAGCAGCGAGACCTCGTCGCCCGTGTCCTTCGCCCCCTTCTTCCCCTTCTTGCCGGCATCCTCAAATTCTTTCCCCGCTTCTTTGGCCGCTTGTGCGGTGTCTTTGAGCTTTTTCTCCGTCCCCTTGGCCTCTTCCCCAGTCTCTTTGATCTCCTTCTTGGCCTTGGAGGTCGAATCGGCGGCATCCTCCATGGCCTTGTCGACCTGTTCGGTGGCGACAGCAGTGGCTTTGAGATTCTTCTCCGTGCCCTCGAGGGTGGTAGCGACCTCCTTCAGATTCCGCACCGCTTGGGCCGTTTTGAAATCAACTTCAGCTTCGAGCTTCTCGCCCATGGGCTATCTCCCCAGCTTGGCGAGGATTCTCCGCCACAGGGAAGGGCGGGCAGGCAGCGGCTTTGCAACCAGAGGGGCGGCGGGAGTGGGCTCTTCGAGGAACTTCGTGAGCATGCGGGGAGAGAGGGAACACATCTGCTCGATGATGTCGGTGCCGCCGCACGCATGATGGATGATGTCCTTGATCCAGCGGGTGGAGTTGGTGAGAAGGAAGGTGAGATCATCGTCGGAGAGATCGTAATTCAGTCGCAGGACGGCCGCGGCATACTCGTACACCTTTACGCTGACGCTGACCCGCTCCTCGACGTGGTCCGCATCGAGGGAGGCGATGATCGCATCCCGCAGGCGGCGGATGGCAGGTTCGGAGAGGGCGTCGGCAAGCTCGATGGTGGTGGGACGGCCGTTGCGGATCACCAGCTTTGTGCCGCCGGCCGGGTTGACGGACCAGAGGGTATAGCCGCCGGTGGGCCCGAGGCCGGAGACGGGGAACTCCTGGCGGAAACCGGGCCGTTGGCGTTTGAGTTGCCATTGGAATGGGCTGAGGGGGGCTGCATCCGTCATGCCCCCATCATGAAGGCGATTGATTAGGGCGATGGAGTTGCCGAAACCGGCTGAGGACGTAGGGCGACGGTGGAAGCCGCGTCATGATGGTAAACCACGTAACCCCAAGGCCAGGTGAGGACTTTTCCCTCACCGGATGCAGGCTCTTCGCTGAGCGGCTTTCCGAAGCGTTTGTTCATTTCTTGGGGGTCGAAGTTGGAGATCACATCGGAAACCATCACCTTGGCGGGCTTCATGGCATCAGCCGAACGCCCCTCGGGAAAGAAGAGAAAGCCCGCGATCTTCCGGTCCTGATCGAGTTGCAGTTTTAGGCCTTCCGATCGAAAGTCCATCCACGCGGCGGGGCCCCCGGCATCTGGCTGCCGGTAGGCTTTGACGAAATCATCAGCCGGCATGCCCAGCGGATAGAATTTTCCAGCGGGATCCCGCACACCCCGGGGCTCCTGAGGAACGATGACGAAGCCATCGAACGCTTGGGTCATCGCCGTGCGGACTTGCGGCGACGCATCCTTCCAGGCCCCTGAATCGCTCTGCGTGGCCGCAGTTGATGGTGATGTTTGGTCTGCTGGACGGCTGCATCCGAAGGTGAAAGCACACCCGGCGATGAGCCAGCAGAAGACAGATCGCAGACCCATAGACGGCTCCTCCAATGGCCGCCGATGCTAACAGCGCGCCGCCGGGGGTCAATCTTATTCGCGAAGCGACATAAGCGCCACCCGATACTTGCGGGCGGCGGAGCGTCCGCGGTCACTTGACCGGATCTGTTTTCAGGGCGATGGGGGCAGGGTCAGGAACATTGATTGGGGGCTTGGCCGCAGTCAACAGCTTACAGGCGGACTTTTCTATCGGATGTACCAAACCCCCAACCACTTCCTTTTGGATTTGCTGTGCGGACACCCATTTTGAAGGCGACGCTGAATAACGGGTGACATGCGACAGATCGTAGAGCACATGAAAGCTCTCGTATATCTTCTCGTATCGCTGTTCAGCGTGAAGAATCTGCAATCGGTCCTGATGCCGGCTCCGAGCTTTGGCTTTGTCCGCCGTAAGCAACGCTTCAACCAAATGCAGCATGGAATAAAGGGCCGCGGTGACGATCCAATCGGGGTACGCAGGATCGATGGTCTGGAGGAACTTGCGGTTATGTTCCCACTGGACAAGATGCTCTTGAACCGTCGGCAATCACCCCTCGACTTCATCGTCCACAGGGAACACCCGGAACGCGGTAGGTGCGACAAATCGCTCGATTTCCCACATGGGGATTTGTCGCGTTTCAGCATATCCGATACCACCTCGCGTGTTGAGATGGATGTCCAGCCGAGCCTGCGATCTGCCGAGGGCGAAGTCATATTCCTCACTACGAGGAATGATGAAAAACACGGTTTTGTCGCTTCGCAGTTCTACGAGCGCCAGTGCAACCTTATCATCCTGCTGATTGCACCACTCATGGACATGCTTTGCCATAAGATCGAAATTCTGAGCCCAGGCGCTGGCTGACATTTCCAGCTTGCAGGCGCGCACAATCTGCTCGCCAGTCCGGGGAATGATCTCCTCGTCGGCGGTAATGATCCGGTACTGTTGAGCCGCATGTTGCAGCTGGTGAATTACCGGTGTTTTTTGGGTGGAAGTTTCGGTTTTCATGGTCGCCATTAAGGTTCTCCTCGCTCGTTTGGCCCGTCCGGGCAATCCGTCGCAACGGAGAAAGACATTCTGTAACCCCTCCCCCCCCCGGGGGGGTATTACCACCACATTCTACGCCACAGTCCTGAAATCGCAAATGCTGGGCCGGGCTTTTCTTTTATCGGTCATGTGGGGGGCAAACTAGAGCAACATGTCCACCGCTGAACTATACCCCCCTACTCTACCCCCTCTTTCGCCTTGAATCCCGCCGCCTTTAAGAGCTGGAGGCGTGCCCAATCGGCAATCGTGCGTACATCGGCCTTGGCTGCCTTTGAAATAGCGGCGTGCTCATCCTCGCTCATTCGAATCTGAATCGGACGGCCGCGACGGGTGGATGGCGGTTTTTCAGGTCTGCCCATGATGATTAGTGTAATCCAAGAATCTACAGAATCAAGCCTTGACAGTTTGGTCTTAATTGGTTTACGCTAACAACCAATTAATACCGGAGGTTGTCATGCCACCCATCCTCACCACCGAAGTCTCCGCCGACGAATCCGCCCCGACCGTTCGGCTGGAATTCACTCCCCCGGAGTCCACCGGGCCCCAGATTTTCATCGATCAAGATGAACGGGGTCCCCGAATGATGCTCGTGTTCAACTGCGACGTCGCCGAAGTACGCAGCGGCACCGCAGGCTGGAGGGCGCTGGCGGCGTCGCTGACGGAGGCGTGCGATTACTTGGACAGGATGAACACGCGGGGCGAGGCGCTCGCGTGGGTGAAGAGATAAGGGGATCGGGAGCGGCCTCTTAAGTCGTGAACCCAGAGGAGCCGCCGCCGCCCACCAATTAAGAACCCCGCGAATCCTCCCGTGGCAGCGAGGGTTGCGGGGTGTGCGCGTGGGGACGCGAGGGGCGTGCTGTTTAGGGAGGAGTGGCCGCGATGGAGAGGGGATCCGTCTGACCGTCGGGGGAGTAGGTGGTGCCGCTGAGGTTCCCGCCCCAGATGGCGTTGTGCGCGGCATTGAGCGTGCCAGAGTGCCACTTCACGTTGTCCGCCGTCACCGTATAGGGAGTGCCCCCCTCTTCGGGCGTGCCATCGAAGGTGACGGTCCCGGGGGCAAGGGCCTGAAGCGCCTCGCGCTGCACGGGATCCTCGATGTCCATCGACAGGTCGACGTCCCTCATCCCCTCCGCCATAAAAGAGGAGATCCGATCGTCGTCGCCGGCAGAGCGAATCATGTTCGAGCGACGGTTGACAGTGACGCTCTTGATGGTGTTGGCGATCGTAGCGGTTGCGCCAACGGTGTGGGTGAAATTTGCAATATTGATGAAGCGGCGGCGGGTGGGGGCGGACATGCGAATCTCCTCAATTCAGGCCGGGCGGATTCCCGCAGGTGGCAAGGTCACAAACTACGCCACCCCCCCGCCGCCGCGGAACTTGCCGATTATTGGGCGATTTCCCACGCCACCATGATCGGGACGATGCAGATGTAAAACGCCTGATTGGGCTTGCGGTAGTCAAGGCGGGGCGTGCCATCGAGCTCGGTGCCATCGATGACCTGTCCGCCCCAGAGAATCCTTTTCGCCTTTCCACCCCGGGAGCGATCGAATAGCACCGCCTGCCGCATCAGGTCGGTGAGTCGGTTGGATTCGATCATGGCGGCACGTTCATCCGCCCCCGGCGCCCGTTTGGTTGTGAACTTGGCACACAGGGAGATGCTCATCATGTAGGAGCGGATGGCGGAATTGTCGGTTGGATCGCCCTCGGCGGCCGGAGCTGTGTAGATGCCAGCAATGACGCCGGAGAGGGCGTCGCCGGCGTTGCGGAAGGAGTCGATGTCATCGATGACCCGCACCTCTTTGAAGAGGTTCACGCCGGAGACCTGGGCGGATTCTAGGGTGGTGCGGAGGTGTTCGATGATGTCTCCGCCGGTGGTGTCGGGGGTGAGGGCGATGGGGGGCATTGGAGCTCCTTATGCGGCATCGGCGGGGGGCGGGCCGTGGGTTACCGGCCCGCGTACGCTGGAGGCGTTGGGGTCATTGAATCGCTGGGCGCGGGCGGCGAGGACAGTTTTGAGCATGTGGGTCATCGCGGCCAGTACGCCTGTTTTGTTGAGACTGAACCACTCCCGCTTCGGATTTTTCCCCTCGCCGTCCTGGTGAAAAAGCATGTACCGGTTGCGGCGTGGTGTGTACGTGATTTTTAGGCTGGTATCGGTGGTGGTAATGGTGATGAGGTCGAGGGAGAGCTCGGAGTTGGGATCGGTGAGTCCGAGCTGGGGGCGGGTGATGGCGGTTTGTGCGGTGAAGGTCCTTCCCCCGGCCGTGACAGAGACAAAGGCCCGGCGATTCGCCCCCTGACTCCGCAGCTTGGCATCTTTTCTCTCGCCACGGAGCGCATTTTTCTTCGTGGAGATGGGCTCGGCGGATCCGGGACCATAGAAGACGCCGCGGAGGTCAACCACCTGGCGGGGCTTGCCGCCGACGGCTTCGAGCTTGGCGAGGTAGGATGCAGAGTACGGGAGGAAGGTCTGATCGTTGGCGCCGACGCCGGCGAGGGTGGTGCGGAGGATCGCTTCGGCAGCCGTCTCGCCGACGGGCTTGAGGTCTTCGGCGAGGCCGTCAAAAAAGCCATTGATCTTCTTTTTGACCCGGTCCCATTCGGATTTGCTGTGCGTCAGGGGCATCGCGTCAACCCCGGCTGTAGGTGCTGGTGGTGATGGAGATGTTGGAGGCATCTTGTGCCGCTTCCTCATCCTCCTTGGGATTGGCGTCGACGATTTCCCCGAGGATGGCGGTGTAGCGGGCGCGGGCGGCTTTGGCCATGTCGGCGAATTCCTGCTGATGTTCGGATTGCTCGGCGGCGAGGGCCTTGACGAGGGATGCTTGGGCGAGGCGGAGCTGGTCGGGGTTGGCGAGGCTGGTGATGCTGGTGAGGCGGGCATCGGGGCGGCCGGGGACGAAGGCGGAGAGGCCGGATTTGGTGGGGAAGAGGTGAGGAAGACGTGCGGGGAGGTCGGAGGCGATGAGTTGCTTCATCGCCAGGGCGTGGAGGAAGGCGAGACCATAGCCCGAGTCGAAGCCGGGGAGGGCCTCGACTTCGTCGGCCGAGAGCAGGACGTCGGGGTCTGTGGCGAAGGTGGGGATGAGGATCAGGGAGGAGGGGGAGGCGGTGACTGCGTTGACGATCGCGCGGCCGCTGATGCCGCTCGTGTTTTGTTCCGAGAGCAGGAAGTAGCTGCCCAATTCCCCCGAGCCCTGAGCGACAAGGGCGTCGGGATCGCCGGTGCCGGGGGCCAGGAAGGGGACTGAGTAGATAGAGAGGGTGGCTGTGGATCCGGAAAGAGAGACGTCGGCGTAGAGGCGGCCTTCGTCGGTGTCGGTGGAGCCGTGGAGGGTGGAAATGCCGGCGAGCGCGGCGACCTGCACATCGCATGCGGCCAGGTCCTGCACGATCGGGATGTAGGTGAAGGAGGGGACGGCGGCGTCAGGGGTGAAGGGTGTGCCAATGAACGGCATCAGGAGACCTCCTGCGTGATGTTAGGGATGGTGAAACCATCATGCTCGGCGGTGAAGGTGTAGGTTCCGGCGTCGAGGTGCATGTCTTCGAGCCATCGCCCGTCGGTTCCAGTGGTGACCTGTCCCTGGATGTCGCGGACACCGGCGGCGTAAGCGTCGGCGAGGTAGGCGCGGATGGTCGCGCCGCCGACAGGCACGCTGCCCGAGTCGAGGACGCGGAGGTTATCGCTGCCGCCGGTGTTGTGGTTGACGGTGATCGATCCGGTGCCGGTATTGTCTCCTCCGCCACCTTCCCCAGTGAGCCAAGCTGTGTCGCCGCGGTCCCGGATGGCCTGTGTGCTGTCGGTGGTCGCGTCGAAGGTGCCGACGACGGAGTTGGTAACTGCGTTGATTTCGGTGGCGGCGGTGGCGTCGGGGGCAGATTTACGGAAAAAGGCTCGAAGCCAGTTAGGGAGCGAAGTCATGCCGCCAAGTTTGCTGGCGAGGGCTGCGACGGCGGTGGAGAGGGTGGTTTGGGCAGAGCTCGTCGCGTCGCCGATGTTTCCAGCAGGCAGCTTGCCGTGAATGGTGTTGATACGACCCTGAGCGGTTTGAGCGGCAGGGCCGTCGCCGGTGTCGGTGCCGATTTTGTCGGCCTGGGCTTTGGTGAGCGCGAGCATGCCGCCGGCCCGTTCGATCTTGTCGGAGGAGGCCTGAGCGATGGCGGCGATGGAGAGGCTGGCGAGGTCCGTGTCGACGGAGTTGATCTTGTTGACGATCGCCTGCAGGACCGCGTCCCCATCGGTGTCGTCAAGAATGGCCAATTCGACGGCGAGGGCAATGGCGGTGTTGGCGGGGACGGTGAGAGCGTAGCCGGTTTTGTCATCGTTCTGATAGACGCGGACGAAGCCCGAGCCGTTGGTCTGGAGCTTGTTGGCGGGGGTGACGAGGATGGCGGCTGCGGCGGCGGTGGCGTTCTGGGAGGCGGTGGGAACATCGGCGACGGCGTCGAGGATGTCCTGCGCGTTGTCGGTGCCGGCGATGAGGCCGCCGGCGGGCAGCTTCGCGGCGACGGCGGCGACGTTCGTTTGGGCAGTGGCGGCGTTGGGGGAGTCGGCGGCGTTGGTGCCGATGAGGTCGGATTTGGCTTTGATGGCGGCGAGGGTGGTGATCGAGTCGTAGTTGGCGACGGCGACGATGGCGATGGCATACCGGGAGGAAGCCCCGACGGCGCCGGTGGCTTCGATGCGGAGGCCTTCCTCGGCGGCGGCGGAGGAGACGCTGTAGGTGAAGCTGTAGCGGCCGGTGGCGGGGTGGCTGACGGCGGAGAGGTTGGCGGAGCGGTCGGTGCCGGCGGCGTTGGTGGCTGTGATCGTCGGCGTGCTGTCGGCGTCCACCAGGTGGCCCTCGCTGTCCCGGATGGTGAGGGTGAAGGGGAAGAGGGTGGAGGAGGAGTCGGGGATTTCGAGGATGGGCGGGCCGTAGAGGTTGGCCAGCGCGGAGAGGTTGTTGAGATTGCCGACGGCGGTGGAGAGGGCGGTGAGCTGGGAGTCGAGGTTCGCCGACGCGAGGCCGAGAGCCGTGCGGACGCCAGCGGCGTCGAGGTCGTTGAAGCCGGTGATGCCTGTGCCTTTGGCGAGGACAATGTTGGTGCCATCGCTGAGGCGGCGCGTGGCGTAGCCCCAGACGCCAGTGGCGGTGAGGGTGGACAAGCCGGCCTGGATGGCGGCGACGGCGGTAGCGTTCGGGGCGTCGATCAAGTCGACCTTGCCTGCGGTGATGTTGATCTGCCCGGTGCCGGTACCCGTCGAAACCTTGTGGTAGCCCGATGAATCGACCTGCTGGTCTCCCTGGGCGTCCCCGAACTGAAACTCCCGCACCTGGTCGGTGGGGCTGGCGGAGGAATTGTTGATGATGAAAAAGTAGATCGCGCCCGCAGTGAAACCACTCAGGGTGGAGAGCACATAGGTCCAGAGGCCGGTATCGACAGCGGCGTCGGAGGTGCCGATGCGGGCGCGATAGGTCATGGCCGCGACGCTCTGGCCGCTGGTCATGCCGGAGGCCTTGAAGGTGTTGGAGGAGAAGTCGTAGGTTTTGAGGGTGCCATCGGTTTGCAATTCGAGGATGGAAAGATTGGTGGTGCCGGTGGTGACGAGCGCGCCAGCGGAGGTTTGCAGCAGCGCACGCGCGATGATGCGGTTGGCTGTCTGCCGAACGTCGATGCCCTTGTTGCCGGTGACTGCCATTACAGCCTACCTCCTGTGAGGACGCCGCGCCCCATGAATGTGCTGCCGCTGCCGGCCGTCAGCGTTGTGCCGCCGATGATGGCGCTTTGGCCGGTGGTGGGGGTGTAGCTGAAGGTGCCGGCGGAGCGAGAAACAGGTGTGGTGTTTCCTTCGATCAAATTTCCTGTGAAGGTGATGGCGCCACCCGTTAAGAGAATGCCGTAAGCTGCGTTTTGCGGGAGGCCGTTCTGAAATGCCCCGACCGTGGTGATGACGCCTGTCATAGTCATCGTGCCGCCCGCGAACGCTATTCCATGGCCGGCCGTGGCAGTCCCCGCCGTGATGGTCCCGCCGTTGATGGTAAGTGTCCCGCCGCTGATGCGTATCGTGCCGGCTGACCCGCCGGTGACATTGCCGTTAAGCGTCACGCTGCCATTGGAATAGGTCAGAGCGTCCCCGCCTGAAACATTTCCGTTGATGACTATTGGTGTGTTCACATTTTGGAAGATTCCATGACCGTTTCCGAACCCATAAACGGTGCCGGTCACGGTGAGGGTGCCTTGGTTGAAAACACCGTGGGTGAATGAGGCTGTCGGTGTAACGTCCCCCGTAATAGAGATGGTGCCACCGCTATTGAATAGCGTATATGTGTTGCTGCCAGTGCCTCCAGTTACGTTCCCCGTGACATTCAAAGTGCTCGTCGATCCGCCAAGCGTGATGCGGCTTGCGGTGACGCTGCACCCGACAATGTTTCCATTGACCGTCAAGGTCACCGCACCCAGCGTGCAAGCCCACGCGCTGCCCGTGTTCCCAAGATTGGCGTTAATCGTTCGACTGCCGCTTATCGCCAACGTGCCCGAGCCGACGATGTTGTCGCAGGTAAAGGTTTGATCGACCGTCAGCGTGTGGCCGTTGAGGTCTGCGTCATCGCCGACGCCGGGCGCGGTGGTGGTGGTCGAGCCGCCGGAAGTCGTCCACCAGACCGCCGCGGACAGGGCGGCGTTTGCTGATAGGTACTTCGTGGCCATCAGTCCGCCTCCATCGCATCAAGGGCCGCCAGGTCCGCCGGAACAGCTGCTCCGCTTTCGAGGATCGCGCTGAGCTTCTGGCCGCGGGTGTTGTGGAGGGTATTCGCCGGTTCCCATGCCGCGTCGGCCGCCGCCCGCAATGCCGCCAGCGCATCGCGCCGTGCCACCTCGACGCGGGCTGCCTGCACGTCCTCCAGCGTCGGCGGTGCGTCGCCTGCGGGATACGTGGTGCCAGAGTAGAGGGCCTTGGCCGCGTCGGCGTCGTCGATCGTGCCGTCACCCAGGGCGACGAAGGCGGGGGCCATGCTGGCGGCTTGGGGGTCGCTGGGGGAGAATCCCCCGCCACGAAGCATCGAGAGGAGCGTGCGCGCGGAAGCGTTGCCGGCGTCGGCTGCGGCCTGCATCGCCGCTTCGAACGCGGCGGCTTTGGCAAAGCCCCACATCTCGCCGGCGGCGAGGCTGGTGATGGTGATGCGGTCGGCGCGCGGCGTGTTGATGGGGACGCTGGCCAGCGCGAGCGCGTCCTCGCCGGAAAGGTCGCGGTAGGCGGGGGTGGCGAGGAGATCAATGAGGGTCATGCGGCCTCCGGGATAGCGGGTGGCAATGCAAAGCAGCATGATCCCAGCGGCGGCAATCTGTCTGAACTTGCCGACGTTTAGGGAGCCGTCAGAACTAGAAAATACCGCCGCGCACGATCACGTTTCCGGTACCAGTGGCGAGTTTCGCCCCGTACCGCACCTCCATCGCCCCTCTTATGTCGAAACGAAGGTGCGTCTTGCCCGCCGCCGGCGTTGCGCTTGGGAGCGTCGAGCTGACGAACTGCAAATCGCCCCCCGGGCCCGCTGCAAACTCCGTCGCCCCCAGCACCGTGTAATACTCGCCGTTGGGATGATCTTTTCGCTGGACCACGAAGTCATTGACCGCAGCGGCCGCCTGGTTTTGGACTTCGGCGCTAGCGACGCTGCGGCCGTCGACGGAGATGGCGGTGGAGTAGACCATCGATGTGGCGGCGGCGATGGTCAGTTCATGGCGGGCGACAGAGTTCATGCGAATCCTCAATTCAGGGGGCAGGTTCGATTTTCGTCAGCGTGATTCCCCCGACGTACAGGCCGCCGGCGACGGCGTGAACGCTCAGAACGTCGCCGGGTTCGAGGTCGCAGGGGGGGAGCTTGATGGGGAGGCGCTTCATGGGCGGGGTGACAGCGGCGATCTGGACGTAATTGCGACAGATGATCGCCCCGTTGGCCGGCATGGCGGGTTCGGAGGTGCCGAGCATGTAGGTGATGGCGTAGCGGGAGGGTGGCAGGGAGGCGGGGAGGACGTAAGGGGCGGCGCCACCGGGGCGAAGCCAGATGAGCCCGCCCGAGATCGCGGTGGGGTTCCAAGCTCCCAGCGAGGTGGGGAGAACGGGTGCGGGGAGTTTGACGACGGTGGCGGAGGGGCCGAGGTCGTTGGGGGTGATGGTGATCGTGGTGGGCATGGGCGGCTCCGGGGCTGGAGGAGGATCCGTGGGAAGGGGATTGGGAACGGGGATCGGCTCGCCGGCTGGCGGCTGGGGCGTCTCCTGAGCGGCGGCGGCGAGGGCCTTGAAGGCAAGGGTGGGCGTGTCGAGGTAGTCGAGGATGGAGTAGCCGTCACCGGCAAGGTCGAAGTGGCATGCGACCTGCGTTTTGGCTGCGAGGAGGCGAGCGAACGCCGCCATGACCTCTGCGCCTTCCGGAGTGTCGCGAATCGCCGCCAGCGCGTGGGGCTCAACTCCCCATTCGTAGGCGGCGACGCCGGCGATGCCGTTGGCTTTGGCGAAGGAGGCGTAGGTGTCCAGGGCCGACGAAACCCACCCATTGATTTTCGAGAGCAGAATGTCGCGGATTTGGGGAAGCGTGAGGGTCGCAACGAAGGCCGGCTTGTCGGCGTTGTCAATGGTGACGACATTGCCCCATTGATCCACCAGCGGTTTCCCTTGCGCGTCCAGCTTGGCCGGCCAGTCCAGATCGATGTACGGCGCCATGGCGATCAGGTCGATCACCTTCGCCGGATCACGGCCCGCGGCCTTGATGCGGTCGATGTCGGATTGCTGCCATTCCGTCGAAGGCGCATAGCCGACCTGGCCCGCGCAAACAATTTTGCAGCGATCACCCATCGCGGCCTTAAACGCATCGGAGATGACCAGCAGCCGCGCCGCCCGCATGTCGCGGAACTTGTCCCAGCTGCCCCCACCCTGATTGTTCACCATCCACAAGTTTGCTTCGAAGAGGGGGTTCCATGTTTCGTTCGCATACTCCACGTACAGCGTTAAATGCACGGGGAATTTCGAGGCGAAGAAATCGGCCATCTGCCGGATGTAGTCGTCCGATGCCATCGCCGGGACGCAAACCCACAGATGCTTGTCCAGCTCGCGGGCGATGCCGACATGCGTCTCCCAAGGGACAGGCGGATAGGAGTCAAGGGTATAGCCGCCCCCCCACGGCAGCGGCTGGCCGTCCGGAAATTGGCCGATGAGTTGCTTCCGCGGGGCTTCGCCGGGTCGAACACGATCTGCCCACCTCTGCTGCTGGCTGTTGTTGGTCCCCCAGTCCATGGTGCGAAATCCGCCAAAGGGAGCGAGGGTGGTGCGGGCAGCCGCGGTCAGGACGTTGTTGCCAGCATCCCCGCCCCGCCACAGGTAGACGTCGCCGACGCTCTTGACGTTCCGGAAGGTCAGCCACAGGGAGGTTGCGGATTCGTCGCAGTCGATCCAGTAGGCGTTGCCGCCGGCGTTCGTGGGCGTGACGCGCACGCCGGCAGATGCAGACGCCACTTCCGCGTAACCGGAGAACACCAGCTGGTGACGACCGGTGAGGTGGCCGGGCTGGGGAACCTCCTGGCCATTGATGCGTTTGGAGTTGGTGACGACGACGATCCCGAAATCTTCGAGCGGCCATCCGCCGGCGCCGCAGTTGTGGCGGTCGGCGAAAATCTCATCGAATGGGCGGTCTGGCGAGCCAGGGGAGCGCGCCGAGCGGATCATGTCGGAGAGGAGGTCGTTCGCCCAGTCGCAGGAGAAGCCGACGTTGATTAACATGGCCATGGTCAACGCTCCATCGAGGGATCGAAGGAGGGCGACGTCGCTACACGGAGGGGCTGGCTCTGTGCGGCGTTCGCCAATTCTTCAATCGCGGCGGCAATCATGGCCTGCACGCGCGAATCCCCGCACATATGGCAGTGATACAGGCCCCACTTCGTGACGTTGACGTTGGTGACGTTGAGGCGGGAATGGAAGGGCACTCCGCAGACGCCGATGATGCCCGGGATGATCTGCTCGTTACGCTGATAGAAGCAGATGGCCGCATGGATGGAGGGCGGGCAATGCCAGCGGAAGTCGTCGGAGATGTCCGCCATCTGCCAGCTGCAGAACTGGTGGAAGCGATCGCCGTTGGGGGCGGGGTCGAGGAAGACGGCCAGGTCGATGGTGACCGTCAACATCACGGAGGTCGCCGCGGTTCCCTCCCCGATCGTCGTTTTCACAGCTCCCGCCGCGAACTGGTCGGCGAGCCATTTGACGGCGGCGCCACCGAAGCTGTGGCCGATGGCGATTATCCGCTCGAAACCCGCAACGGCCGCGGCGACGGTGTCTGCCCGCACCTTGTCCCACGCGAAGTAGAACGCCTGCGAGCCCGTGCCGTCGAGTTCGGCGGCGAGGAGGTTTTCAACAAAGGGGCGGAGACCCCAGCAGTCGGAGGCCGGATCGGTGTTGAGACCCGGGAGGACGATGATGGCGGTTTTCATGTGCGGCTCCTTCAGGGCGTCTATCAACGGGCCCAGCGGGGAAGCGGGGCCCGTGGTGGAAGCCGTGGAGGTCAGGCGGGGTTCGCGAGGCCCGCAATGTCACCGGGGACGGGGGGGATATGGGGGGCGTCCTGATCAACGGCGTGGGCATCGGTGGAGCCGGCCGCATCGCCCGCGGCATCGCCCGTGGGCGGAGTTCCGCTGACGTTGCCGGTGGTGCCGGTGGTGGCGCCGCTGCCCGTCTCATCGACAAAGGCGCCGTTGACGCTGCTGGTCAGATCATCGATGGCCTTGTCGACTTCGGCATCGCTCTGGGATTGCAACTCGCTGATGCGCTGATTCTGTTTAACGACCTGGTCGCGGAGGCCTGTGACCTGTGTCGTCAGCGCATCGATGATAGACTGGGCGCGCTGCTTTTCGGTTTCGAAAGCCGACTGCAGCGCGTCGAGTTTCTGGCGGGTGGATGCGTTCATGGCATACGTCCTTCGTTTGAGCGCGTTGAAGGCCCCAATCACGCGCTGGAGCACCTCACGCATGTCTTTCCGGAGTTCGTTGAATTCGTGAAGCATTGGGACTCCAGGGCCAGGGCGGGAGGAAACCAGCGGGCCGCGCGTTCACCGAGCGTGATCGGGCGGCCCGGCGGCGGGCGAGGAGGGGTTATTTCTTGGGAGCTTTGGCGTCCGCAACCTTCTGGGCGTCGATCCGCTGGGCCTCAGTCTTCTGCGCGTCGCGGATCGCTTTGACGGTGGCGGGGCCGACGTTGGGCATCTTGAGGAGCTCGTCGTCGGTCTTTCCGGCGAACTCCGAGAGCTTCCGGCCGGCAACGATCGGCTCCGCCGCGGGCGCGATGGTGCCGGTGGCGGCGGGGCTGGCGGCTGGGCGGCCCGCGGCGGCGGTCGAGGCGCTGGCGCTCCCAGCAGGGGCGGTCGGAGCGGCGGCTGTCGCGGGGGAGCCGGGGGTGCCTGGGCCGGTGTCAGGCGTCTTCGCCGCGTCCTGATACTCGGTGCCCGAGCCGGTGGAGGCGGCTGTGGTGGCGTTTTCGCTGTCGGCGTTCGGGGCGGCTTCGTCATCGAACGCGAGTCCGCGGGCGTGGTGGGCGTCGATGACCTGCTGGACTTGTTCCGGCGTAAGGCCCTCATCCTCGAGGTTGGCGCGGGTTTTCCCGCGGTAGTAGATGAAGGGGCGGCCGGCGATGCGTTCGCGATGGTCGGTGCCCTTGGGGGCATATTCGCCGATGATTTCCTCGAGGGCGGGAGCGCCGACGATCGCAACGACCAGGGCGGCGAGGCACTGCAGAATGAACCGCTGCGTGGGGGTTTCACCCAGAGCGGCGATGCGCTTATCGAGAGCCATTGTGAGGACCTTTCAAAAGGAAGGTGGGATGGGGATGAATGAACGGAATCAAAAAAGGCCGGGGGACCTAAACGGCATCCCCCGGCTGTGCACGTGTCAGGGGATGGTTTAGATGGTCGGGTCGGTGTAGCTCCCGCCCGAATCGATCATCACCGCCACGCCGTTGGCGCGGTTGTGGACGCCGGCGCCGAAGATGTCCTCCCAGATCTTGTTGCGGAGGCTCTTGACGCCGTAATCCGCCCTGGTTTCGTTCTGGACAAGGCGGTGGCCACGGAACTGCGCCTCGGTGCGTTCACGAATCATCACCGGCTTGGCGTCGCTGCGGTCGCTGGCGAGCATGTAGCCATCGGGCCAGAAGGGCATGACGATCACTTCGCCCTCGCCGCCGGCGGTGTTCATGCGGCCGATCGCTCGGGGGCTCTCGACAATGGCCGTGACGGCCGTGGGGGAGTTGATGGTGGGATCGGGACGCGGGACAAAGCCGGTGAGGCCCTTCACATCGTCCGAATCGTTGTCGGAGATGTAGAAGACAGTGTCGCGTCCGCGGCCGACGAGGCGGAGCTTTGCCTTGGCCGCGGTGAAGGCCGCGGTGGACCAGCTCGAAGCGCCCGAGGTGATGTAGTGCTGCAGCGCGCCGATGGACACAGCAGCGCCGTTGACGTACACCGTGCCGCTCGCCGAATCGTTGTTGAAGAGGCGGCGGATCGTGAAGGTGCCGAGCTTGGAGCCCGGGAACTGGGCATCCTCGAACGTGTAGTTGGAGCTGAGGAGGACCGCCTTGAGGACCGCCTTGACGCGGGTGGTGGCGCTGCGGATCGCAGAGTTCACCACGTCCTTGTTGAGCGCATCCAGGTTCTCGGTCTGGAGGAATTCCTCAGTGTACAACTGCCGGTCGCGGAACCGGTAAATGGGGAACTGCACGGACCACTTGTCGAAGCCGCGGGTGGCTTCGGTGTTGCCATACTCGACGTAGGGCTGCATTTCACCGCCGCCGATGGTCCCAAAGTCCGTCTGGGCGATCGTGTCATTGACGGCGAGCGTGTCGGTGACGGTGTTCACCAGGCCGTTGAACTCGGTGAGGAACGCCTGGATGTCCGCCAGGGCCCGGTCTTCGGTGAAGGCGGCGATGGTCTGGGCGAGATTGTCGCGGGTGTCGTACCCGCCGAAGATGTTGGGGAGAAACGTGGGCATTTTTTACTCCGGGTGAGGAGGCTTGTGGATGAAGAAAAACAGCTCAGGTTGACGGTTTCAGGGAACGCCGCGGCGGCTTACTGGGGACCGGCGACGTAGAAAAAGGCGCGGGTGGCGGTGAGGGCGATGCCGATGGGCTTGTCGGTGACGGGAACCGTGCCACCGCCGCCGCCGGCGACGTTGACGTTGTTGGTCGGGCCGGTGTGGGTGAGGGTGCCATCGGAGGCGATGTAGATGGGGCTTCCAGGGGTCATGCCGGCGAAGCCTTCGATGATCACGCCGGAGAGGGCCGTGGGCGCGCCGCCGGGGGGCACGTTGGACATGATGTTCATGCCCAGGTACCGGCCGCGGGTGGTGGACAGCGCCAGCGCGACGAGCGTCGAGCCTTCGGAGCTGTTCTGGGTGGTGGCGGCGGCGACGGGGCCCGGGTTGGTGAGGCCGGCGGCGCTCTTGCAGGGGATGGAGAGGACCGGCTCGATGGTGGGCCGGAGCTTGGTGATGTCGGGGACGGTGATGGCCATGGGATACTCCTGTGGGGTTCAAGCCGGCGTTTTTCTTCCTGAAATCGTGCGATGGGATCGGTTACGCCGGCTTGACACCGAACATCGCTTGGGCTGCTTTTTTCCCCGCACCGCCGGCAGCGGGGGCCGGTCCTCCGCCCTGACCGCCGTTGCCGCCCGCGCCCGATCCGGAGCGGAAGGTGGCCTTGCGGAGGTGGGGCTTTTTGTTGAGGTACTCGGCGACAAGCTGGCGGATGGTGGCGGGGTTCCCCTGCTTGTCGAGCATGGGCTCGCCGTCTTCCTGGAGCGGCACCGTGGTCACCTTCGTTTCGCCGGTCTCGTCATCGATTTCGATGGTGGTTTTTATGCGGGGCTGGAGGAGGGTGACGAGGGTGTTGTCCTCGGCGTCGATGGCGCCCTCGGCGGCGGCGGCGAGTTGAATCGGCACGACGGAATCCTGGCGGTTGATGAAGGATTTGAGGCCGTTTTCACGGCGGTTGCCGGTTTCGGTGAGCTGCTGCACCTTCCGCTGGTGGCGATCATTGAGCTCGGCTTCCTTCTGCTCCCACTTCACGCCCGACTTGCTGCGTGCTTCCTTGAGGGCGGTGGCGGCTTCGGCGAGGCCGGGGGCTTCGAGCTTGTACGGCTTGGCCTTGTCACCGGTCTCCACGATCTTCACGTCTTCGGGGTCGATGCCCAGGGCGGCGGCGAAGTCGGCGATGGCCGCCCGCTGCGTCGCTTTGATCTTGTCCCGCTGACCGATGACCGTGTTGAGCTCGGTGCGCGGAACGGTTGCCGGGGGAGTGCCCCCACCGCCGCCGGCCCCGTTGCCAGCGTCGCCTTCGCCCGTGCCAGCCCCCCCACCGCCTCCGCCGCCAGCATCACCGCCGCCCCCGCCTCCGCCGCCGTCCGGGGCAAAGAAGGGTTCGCGATGGCTGTAGACGCCGAGGGCTCCGAGGGCCGAGAGGACCGCGGAGTGGATGAGGGTGTGGGGATGCCGCTTGCGCCGATTCATACATGCACCTTGTGAGGGAAAAACAGGTCAGGCCGTCCGGCTGACGCCGGCCCCGCCGTCCAGCGGGATCAGTGGGTGCATGATGAGGGGGGAAACGTGGGAATAGGGAGTTGCCGAAAGTGTTATAGCTACTCCCTGTGGAGCGTTTATCAAATGGGAGGGTTGAGGGATGGTTTTGCGGGACCCATCCACATATAATGGTGGCATGCCAGATCCGATAGACAATGCCCCCGCCACACCAGAAGAAATCCAGAAGGAGTGCGATAGGGAGTTCGGCCTCTACGAAAGCGAGCGATCCCAAATCGCCAAGGTAGAACTTGCATCGGAAGAAAAATACACAGCCATGATGGTGACCCTATCGGCTGCAGCTATTGGCGGGTCGGTCGCTTACGCAAAGGATAAGCTTCCCCCGAATCATATTTGGCTGAATATAAATCTCCTGCTCGCGTGGGCGATGCTGGGCGCTGCCCTCCTTGTTGCGCTCTACCACCACAAGAGGACTTACGAAACGCACAAACTGTGGCGGGAGACACTGGATGAAAAGTTCAACTTCTGGAGGCGCGGTGCATGGTCATCCGCAGTAAAGGCGTTTTCGGAGATTCCGGGTATTAACAAGGTGGACGGGTTAAAGACCCTGTGTTTTTATCTTTTGACGGGGGGGCTGGTTTTGTTAGCCATTTTTGTGGCCACATCTCTGTTTATTGGAGAATCAGCAAGTGGACCAGCCTCACTCGCAAACAGACTCGCAACCCAGTCCCGGGACAGGCTCCCCGATCCCGCCACCAGCGGCACCCCTCCCGCCCCGGCCAGGTCGCTAAGCCCATAAGGAGAACACATGCAAGCCCGTATGCCGAAAAGAGACACTTACCACCGAGGGGGCCCAATCCCGCCAGCCGCTCGCCCGCGTGCTGGTGAGACAAAGGGAGCGCCCTTACCTCCGCCGGCCCGTCCTCCCAGTCTGCCGGTCAGCCCACCCCCTACGAAAACAAAATGAGGATGCACCATGGCCAAGGACAAAACCCCGGTCCCCAAAAAAATCACGGGTATGGGAAAACCCATCAGGCCGCCTGCCGTCAAGCCGGACATTAAGGGTCCAACACCACCGCCGAAAAAGGGCGCCTAGGCTGCCTTGGAGTTCAACCCCCCCGCCAACGATGGCGATACGGTCAACGCCTCCTGCGGCGTGAGCATGCAAAAACACGCCGCCCCGCACACTGTCGCCCCGCTCCCCGGCCGGCCCTTCGAATCCCAAAAGGTGGCATCCCCCGTCATCCCCTGCCGCGCCTTGCAGTCGGGGCACGCCTCCGATGCGTTGACCGTGATCCAGGCGAATTGCTTCACCCCTCTACTTTGAAACGCCGCCGTCTCCGCGTCGGTGGCAACGCGCCGAGCCTGCTCCCGGTTGTCCTGTTTGACCTCTTGTGTGAATTTGGCCATGAAATCGAGCTGGGGTTTGCGGGGACGGCTGTCGCGTTCGCCGGCGTTGAAGCTCGCCAGGTCCTTCTCGTAAGAGGCGCGGGCCCGTTCCATGTCGGTGTGCATTTCGCGGAGCCTAGCGAGCTTCTGGTCCTGATCGCGGCCAGGTTCGAGCCAGTAGGCGGCGAGGCGGTTGTCGAGGGTGTTGGCCTTGTCATTCACCAGCCGCTGGACGATTCGGAGGCGATCCTCGGTGCGGGCCTCGAGGTCGTTGAAGACTTTGGCGCGGAGTTTAGGGCTGGAGAGGTCGAGGGTGACGCCGGATTCGGAGAGTTTGCGGAGGATCCGGCCGGCGTTGGCAAAGCCGATCGTGCGGGCGTCGGAGGAAAGGACGGTGCCAAAGTAGTCCACGATCTTCGCTTCGAGGGTTTCGATGGCGGCGTGGCGGCGGTTGGAGTCGGGGGTGAACATGATCTGCTGGAGGAACTGGGCAGAGTAGCGATCGAGGGCAGAGCCGCGGCGAAGGACCTCGTCAAAGGCCTGCGTCGTCCGGAGATTCTCGAGGAGGCGGGATTCCATGTTCGGCTCTCAGTCTGGCCCTTCGTTTTTGGGTGCGGTAGATGGCGGCGATGCGGTCGGTCAGGGCCTCCTGCTCTTCCCGGATCGCTTCCAGTTGCTCCTCATGGGCCGTGCGCTTCGCGCTTTCGAGGGTGAAGAACCGGACGCGGCGGCGGTCGAGTTCGGCGGCCAGTTCCTCATCGGTTTGTCGGGGGCGTTTGGGCATGGGGCCAGTGTACGGCCGTCATGCCGTTTGCGCCACAACTTCCGACGCCGGCAGGGCGGCGCCCTGTTTGAGAAGGTCCGCAGTCTGCCCCGCTGTGTCCTCAACGGCAGCATCCGCCGCCAGTTCGCCTTCTGTGTTGTCGTCCACCTCCTTGAGGACCTCAGCCAGCGCGGAATCCTCGCTGTAGAGCGTTTCGCGCGCCACGAGTTTGTAGACCGCCTTGCACATCTCCGGGGAGATGCGGTGGAACATGGTCAGGATCTTGCCGGCGTCATCGATGAGGTTTGAGAGCGGTTCGAGGGTAAAACCTTCCTTTTTGAAGGAAACGACGGGTTTCACTTCATCCAGCAGCTTTTTGACGTCCCAGTCGGAGTTGGTGGCCCACGATTTGACGAGGGCGAGGATTTCGTAGGTGAAGGAATCGAGGGCGCCGGCGAGGGTGGAGAGCTCCTGAAAAAGCTCGTTGCGCATGACCATCCCCTGCACGCCGCTGGTGACTTGCTCAGCCTCGGCGGAAGCGCCGATGAGGTGGGCCAGGCGAAGAATCTCCTGCACGATCGCGGCCACAAAATCCATCTTGGCCTTGATGTGGGCGACATCGCCTTGGATGTATTCCGGCGATTTCGTTGCGTCTTTTGGGAAGTACAACACACTGGCGGCGGTGAGCGTGAGTTTGCGGGGTGTGCCGTCCTCGTTATTGGGTGGTGCGCCGGGCATAGCGAGGAGGGCGAGTGAGGAGAGGATGTCTTCCTCGGTCCATGACAGGACTTGGATCATCAGTCGCGTCAGGACGGCGATCATGGCGATTTTGGAGATGCCCCAGTGCGGCTTTTCATGGTCGAGGGATCGCTGGTAGTAGAGGGTGGCGACAGGGACGCGGGCAGTGGGGACGAAGTCTCCCACGTGCGTCCATGTGGAGATATCCCCGGCGGGCTGGTCGGCGGCGCTTTCGGGTGTTTGCGGGAGCCGAGACCCCTTCCACGAACGCAGCCAGAAGCCGCTGTCTCCGGCGACGGCTTCGGAGATGGCGGAGTAGGTGAGGTAGCTGGTGATGGGAGCGCGGTTGCGGGCGAAGGGGTTGGGATCATCGAGAGGAGTGTCAATGTAGCAGACCCAGTTGTAGGAGCCGCGGGGATTGGCGGACCAGTTGATGCGCTGGAGCGCCGTGAAGGGGGTGGCGACAGGGGCGACGCCGGCTTCCTGGGCATCACTGGCGCTGAGGAAGTCGCCATCGACGGCCGGGTTTTCGACCAGCACGTCGACCATGCCGTGGGCCAGCGCGAGCGGGAGGATCCGGTTTTTGATCAGGTCGGCGTATTTGGTGCCGTTGCCGTCGGCGTTAGAGAGGAAGTCTTTGAGGGTTGCGTCGCTGCCGACGTCGATGGAGGGCTCCTCGGCGAAGAGGTAGTCGCGGATCATGTTGATGACGGTGGGGACCAGGTTGAAGCAGGCGGCGAGTTGTTTGCGGAGGGTAAGCTTGGCGGCATCTTCTTCGGCGAAGGCGTCGATCAACGTCCGGAGCTTGACCGAGTCGAGTTCGAGGAGGTCGGTGTAGAGCTGCCAGAGGGAGCGGTAGGATTCGTAGAGGGGGTGGGGGGCGGCGGGGTTGAATGCGTCGCCGGCGGAGTTGATGGCTTTGGCGATGACGTCGGGGGTATCGGGCATGGGGATCTCCTGAGGGGTGTTTCAAGTAGCTGCGCGGAGGGTGGAGAGGTTGAGCGAACCGGTGGCGTAGGGGGCGGCATCGGCGCCATAGAGCCGGTACAAGTAATAGCGAAGTGCGGCAAGGGCGTGGAATTGCCGAAGGTCCGAGGGCCAGGGGGCTGTTTTCAGGTCATTTATGAGGGTCTTGCAGCGGGGGTGGATGTGGAGGTGGATGACATTGTCGGCGCTGCACAGGGCGGTGCGGACGGCGTTGAGTGAATCCTTGATGGCGGGGGCGGCGGTGAGCTGGAGCCATTCGACGTTGAGGTGGCGGAGCTTTTTTTCGAGGATTTCATAGTCGGTGGTGCCGACGTTGGAGTGGCGGGAGTTGCCCGCGGCGTCACCGAACACGCGGACGTGGCGGAGGGAGTAACCGCGGAGGCTCGCACGTTCGACCATGGCATCGGCGGCGACGTCGGTGGATGAATCGTTGAGGATCAGTTCGTCCATGATCCAGACGTGGCGGCGGTAGCTCTGGCCAAGGAGGCTGGCGGCGGGGTCCACGCCGAAGTCGAGCGACCAGTCGAGGGGGAGGAGTCGCTCGTACGTGCAGTATTCGGCGTCGACGTGGAGAGAGGTATCGAATTTAGGGGTGGCCTTGCCCCCGGAGGTCATGAACCGGCCGCCGTACTCCTGCTCAAAGGCGAGTTCATCCATCGTCTGGCGGACGGCGGCGATTTCCTTGGGGTCGAGGATGTCGGCGCTGCGCCAATGGAAGCTGCAGATTTCCGGATCGATGGAACGGCCGGGGTCAGGATCCCAGCCGAGGCCCGCGGCCCAGAGCTGTTCATACTCCGCCTGATTACGGCCCACTTCATCGGGGACGCCGATGAGGTCGCAGCCGCCTTCCCGCCCGAGGGTGGACATTGCGGGGCGGACGTTGAGGGCGAAGCATTGCGGGGGGCAGTCGGCGATTTCATCGATGGCGCCCCAATCCCACGGTGCACCTTCGATCACCTTGGGGTTGTCAAAGCCAAAAACCTGGAGGTATGCCCCCCAGTGGGTGCGGATTTCCATGCGCGTTTCGTTTTTGTAGGCGATCCACCAGGACGGAATGAGGGCCTGCATGTCTCGCCAGAAGATTCGGCGGGCCTGGTCTTTGGAGGGGGCGGCGAGGAAGTAGGTGCCGGGGTTGCCCTGCTTGTTTTTCTGGAGGAGTTTGAGTGCGGCCTTACGTTTGACGATTTCCGTTTTCCCCGAGCGGCGGCCGGAGGGGTTGATCTTGAAGCGGGCGGAGTGCCAGAAGAAGAGTTGCTGGAGGTGGTGGGGCTTCATCGGCGTCCACCGGTCGGTGAGGCGGAGAGTGCGGAAGGCCCGGGGTGTTGCAGGGAGGTCGGGGGCGGCCGTCATCGGCATCCACCGCGGCAGTTGGGGCCGAGGATGTGGGTGATGGCGCGGGGCGGGGTGAGGAGTTGGCGGGGGCGGGGGCGGGCCCGGGGGAGAGCGGGCGGACATGGTTTGGCGGCGTCACGGGAGAGGCTCTTCTTTCGCCACGCGGTGGGGCTGATGCTCATGATGCCCCCGGGGCCGGCTTGCCGGTCATGCGGTGAAAGACGCGGGCGAGTTCGGGGAGGCACTGGGCCATGAAGTCACCAGCGCGGGCGCAGCATTGGCTGTACTGTGCGTGGTCCATGATGAAGACGTAGCTGTCGCTGGTCCACGCATCGTCTGGGGCGGGGCGATAGCGGCCGAAGACTTCCATCGATGCCTTTTCCATCGCTTCATGGAGGAGGGTGCCGACGGTGCGGCCCCAGTCGCTGCCGACGCCGACGGTGATTTCGACAAGGCCGCTTTCGCCGGCGAAATCGACGCCGCCGTTGTTGGTGTAGTCTGCGTACAGGCGAACGCGGTGCAGGCCGAAGTCATAATGGCCGACGAGCACCGGGGCCACCGGGCGGGAGGGTTTGCGCGGCTGGGGGCGACGGGGCTTTCTCATACAGGCCTCACTTTCGCAGGTTTGATGGGGGCACTCCGGCGAAGCCTGATGTCGTATGTCTCGCCCTTTCCCGGCCCGTTGCGATTTTGGCCTCTGGGGGTCCAGTATGCGTAATCCCGATCCCAGTAGAGGAGGTCTCCTTTTCGCACCATCGCAGGGCCCCCTGCGTCATGTTTCGTGCGCCAGCAGCGAATGATGCTTCGCTTCCCACCGGGTCCTTGAACACTGATCGAGAGGGTTTTCAAGGTGAGGTTTCTGGCAGCTTTGCCAGTGCGCACATTGACGACGCGGCGAAGTTGTACGGACTTTGAGGCGACCGTGTCATAGATGCGACAGCCAAGAGCTCCCATCCCCATAAGCCGCACTTCCTCTAGGGCCTGCTGGGTGGGCATGCGATCGCTCTTCCAAAGAAGGGACGCTTCCGGATTCGCATCCAGCAGTTTGGTTTCGTCAACTAGCCAGATGACGGCGGCGCCATCGTTGCCCGAAATCAGGCGGATTGAGAACCGCTCTCGGCGGTGATCACGGAGGGCCGGCAGGACCGCCCTCATCGCCGGCAGGAGGTCATAGATTTCGCAGGGCAGGGGGCGCCGCTTGCCGGCGGATTTGGTTTTCATCCGGGCCTCACTTTCGCAGGTTTGATTGGAGCGCCGTCTGCGCCGGGGGTAGTGGAGGAGCTGGTGGTGATGGTGGGTTTCTGGACGACATCGACTGGCATTTCGGGCACAACGCTCGCGGGGGCGGCGGCGGCGATCTGGCCAGGTGCCTCAAAGAGCAGGTCGCGGACGTTGTCAGCAGGCTCGTCTTCGACTTCCAGGGGCATGTTGGCGGCGAGGCGGGCGGTTTTGTTGGCGATTTCGAGGAAGGTGGCGACGGTGCCGAAGGACCACTTGGCGGGCTCGAAGATGACGATCTGGCCGTTGTCTTCGGTCTTTCGACGGACGATGGGCATGGCGAGCATTTGCTCTGCCTTCTCAAAAAGTTTGAGGGCCAGACCGTGGGCACGTTCGCGGATGTGGTGGCGGCGGGCGGCCCATTCCGCTTCGGCGGTTTCGACGGCGGCGGCGAGGGCTTTGTCGCGGGCGTCCTGTTCGATCTGACTTCGGTGGGCGTCCCAGGCGCGGGCACGTTCGTCCCAGTGGTGGGTACGGGCCCAGAGTTTCCATGTTCCGGGGGCCTTGGGAGCCTTGTGCGGGCCTGCGGAGAGGTCTCTGGGGGCTGTCTGGGCCTTGTGGTGGGCATAGGCAGCGTTGATGGTGCGGCGTGGGCCGAGGTCCCGGTAGATCAGGAACGCGGTGTAGGCGGGGCCGGATTCGCCGACCATTTGAGCTGTAAGAACCTCCCGTCCGGGGGGTTGCGAATCGGCCATGGGTACCTCACCAGCGCCCGTCCAGGCGATGGCAGGGGCAGTATGGGGAGAGGGCCGGGGGTGGGCCTAGTTGCCGAGGGGGTGGGCCCGGGGGTGGTAATTCCCGCTGACTAAGGATGGACTTACTCGGCGGCCGGACAGTGCCGGGCATAGGTAGAGATCGCCTGCCCCGGACTGTCCCCGACCGGGATCATCCCGGCGACGTCGGGGGAAGGGGTGACTCGCTTGCGGAGCGAGCGCTTGGGGGCAGAGGTTTTTTGCGCACTCGAGTTGTTGAAGCCCCTATCTGTGGGCGGTGCTGACCCGATTCTCCGCAACGCGCGATACGGAGTTAGGGCCTTGGCTGGCACGCGCGGAACGTCGCCGTGGGGCTCCAGCGAATAATCCCTGAAACTGCCTGGATGTGATTCTGGCATTTCATAAACAGGTGGGTCGGCGCCATCGGCCAGGGATTGGGCCTGCGTCGAATTCAATCAAACACCAAGTCCCGAAAAGGAGTGCACGTGGAAACCGAACCGTCTGGTCTCAAAGCGAAGTTGGGTGCGCAGTCATGGCGGCTTCAAGTTCCGCCCATGCCCGAAATTGCGCCGCAGGAGGGATGGGGTCCGAATCATCACCTGCTCTTTACCGCGATGAAGCTTGGCGCATGGGCATTTGTCTGCGTCATGCTGACATTGGGCACGGCTGTAGTCGCGATTGGTGGGTCGCTTCTCTTGTACCTCCTGCATTACAGATAGAACCCCTCTGACAGTGGGGCAGTTCTTCCACACAACCTCTTATTATAAAAAAGGTTACGGCATCTTACGGGTCTCCGAAGATTCGGTAAGCCGAAATGTCCAGAAATTTCCACATTTATGGACAAAATGGCTTGCCCCATGGCCACGGTATGCTATTTTGTATTACGTCACGTATGACAAAGGAGCGAACCGTGAGCGTAAACGACCTGACCTTCGGAATCGAAATTGAGACGACTGTGCCCCGCGACGTCACCTTAGAGATTGGCGAACATCGCTATGGACTGCCCATCCCCGAGATGCCCGGCTGGAAGGCTGACCGTGATCCATCCATCCATGCGGGCCGGGACCGCCGCGGATGCGAGTTTGTCTCCCCCGTGCTTCGGGGACCTGAGGGTCTCCGCCAACTCCTCGCCGACGTTGAGAAGATCAAACGTCACTTCCGCGCCAAGGTGAATTCCTCCTGCGGGCTCCACATCCACGTGGGCTTTGATAAAACCAACCGCGACGCCTGCGAGCGCCTCGCAACGCTCGTGTCCCACTTTGAGAAGGCGATCTTCGCCTCGACGGGGACTAAGGAGCGTGAACGGGGCACGTGGTGCGGAAGCATCCGCCGCCATGGCAACGCCAGTGCCGCCCTGCGTCAAAGCGAGTCGAATCGATACCACGTCGCCAACTTCGGCACCACCAACCCAACTATCGAATTCCGCCCCTTTGCAGCGACCCTCGAAGCCGACCGGATTGTGGGCTACCTCCGCCTCTGCCTCGGACTTGTCGAACGTGCCCTTGAAACCAACCGCGCGACGGCATGGACCCCCAAGCCAGCCGCCCCCGCCCAGCCCGCCGCCCCCGTTTCCAGCGTCCCGCCCGTTGCTTCTCCCGCTTTCCCCGCCACGCCCCCAGCTCCTCAGAAGGACGGGCAGACCGCTGTTAAAAAGCTTTTCTACGGGCTCGGGTGGACCAAGGGCCGCCTGCCCCGGACCTTCGGCGAGTTGTCAGCCGACGGAGTTCCTCCTCTCGCCCGCACCAAGCATGTCTTCACCAACCTGGCCAAAAAATACGACCAAGATCGCTAACCCCCCGGGAGGGGGTGAGTGTTTCACCCCCTCTTTTTACCCCCCCCTACTCAAGGAGTATGTCATGAGTTCAACCCCCAGCATCGTCCCCACCACAGTCGAGGAAGTTCTCCGGGCCGATTACGAGTTCAAGCCGGAGGTGGTCGAAGCCGTCAAGGCCTTCCGCCGTGCGAAGCCCTGGCGGGGCTCACCGCAGGAGCGGCAGGCGAAGTTCACCCAGTTCAACGCCGATCTCGCCCGGGCCATTGGAATCGCCGCACCTACCCTCGCCTTCAACGATCTGGATCCGATGGTCGATCCTCAGACCCTCGTATTCCCCAGCGAGATGAGCCGGTGCGACCGTCGCACGAAAACCATCTACCTCATCGGCAAGCTGTCGGTGGTCACCTACCTGCACCTCTTCATGGCCCTCACGGGCGCCAACATTCGAACGCGGTTCGAGTGGTCCCTCAACCTCTTCGCACGCTTCTTCCCCATCTCCTACGCCAGCTGCCGCCATGTCGGCCCCTTCCTCCTCAACGACCATGTCCCCGCGCACGCTGCATAACGACCCGCCCCGAACCCGCCCTTGTGTGAGGGGCGGACTGGGATGGGTCGGGACTTGCACCCGGCAGAATGTAAGCTATAGTGTATTACAGGAAAGGATACACCCCATGTGCTCAGTTTTTGGATATGTCGCCGACGATAACGAGCAGGTACCCTTGTCGGTTGTGGAGCGGATGGCGCGAGCGAATCTGTGCCGCGGGCCCCACGCTTTCGGGTTCGCTTGGATCACCGCCGACGGGCGGCTCCGCTCCTACAAGCAGGAGGGGCGGATCACCGACCACATGGGGCTTCTCGCGATGACGCGGGGCGCTCGCATGCTCATCGGCCACGTCCGCTGGGCGACCCACGGAGACCCCAAGAACAACACGAACAACCATCCCCACGCCGTCGACGGCGGGTGGCTGGTGCACAATGGCGTCCTCTACAACTACCGGGAACTGGTGCAGGACCTGGCCCTGCGTCCGATCAGCGAATGCGACAGCGAAGTCATTGGGCTCATGATCGAACGGCGTCCCGGGGCACTGCTGGATCGGACCCGGCTTTCGGTAGGTAAGTGCGAAGGCCCCCTTACCGTGATGGCTATGTGGGCACGGCCGGCGCGCCTCATCGTCGCCCGCATGGGCAACCCCCTGCATGCCGCTCGCACTGTGCACGGCCGGCTCTTCTCCTCGCTCTCTGATGGGCTACCCCCAGGTGTGCGCTCGGTCAGCTTCGAGGATGACACCGCGGCGGAGTTCATGTTTTCACGTGATGACCAGGGGGGCACTAAAGGAGTCGTCAATGTCAAAGTTCAGCAGGTCACCCGCCTCGCGCATCATCACGTTTCGAGTCACGCAGGAGCAGGGCGACGAATTGGAAACCGAGGCAACAGCGAAGAATATCAAGGTGGCTGACATCATCCGCCAGGCGCTGGACCTCTATTTCGAGAGATCCGCGTCGGGATCGGCCGGGTCGAAGGGCCGCAAACGGCCGTCAGGGCCCGGCGCCACTGCAAACGTCAAGGCCACCTCCTGACGCTGGCCCATAAAGTCGACCACTCGCAAGCACTCGCCGCACTGAAATACCGAAAGCGATGTGCCATCAATCACGACCGCACCGCTGGCCGGCAGTTCCCGCCCGCATTTGGGGCACTTGAACCGATTTGGAGTCCCCACGATGAAAGCCCTTTCTGTCAGACAGCCCCACGCCGACAACATTGCACGAAGGCTCAAGACCATGGAACTAAGATCATGGTCAACGCGCCACCGAGGCCCGCTCCTGATCTGTGCGAGCCAGCGGCGGCATGCCGACCTGCCCACGGGGATCGCCATCTGCGTTGCAGACGTCGTGGATTGCCGCCCGATGCGGCCTGACGACGCCGGCCCTGCCATGAGCGAGTACCGCCCCGAAGTCTACGTCTGGGTGCTGCAGAACGTCCGCAGGGTCGCCCCAGTCTCGATCAAAGGCCGGCTGATGCTCTTCAACGTCGAGGACTCGATCATCGAGGTCCTGGATCCTGCCGTCGGCATTCACCGCGTTGAGAAAGTCGCGTAGCGAGCAGGAGGCGTTCGCGCTGATCACCGCCCCGGGAGTATAGGACAGCGGCGGGGCGGAGAGGAGGGAAACCGCCGCGCGGAGGGGGGCGGGGTCTGTGATGGAAAACCAGCCCACAACGTAGATGCCCCCGACGCACCTGGCGGCGAGTTGCAACCAATCGGCGAGGCACCGATGGTCGCAGGCGTCGATGTCGATCGCCCACCGCAAACCGCGGCAGGAGTCCATCACGCCCATCATCACGCCGCATCCGCTCGAGACTAGCAAGCCTGTCCCGCGCCGATGGTAGTCGATCAGGGGGACGCGATACCCCCGGCTGAAGGCCTGCAGCATTTCCGCCGGCGTCACAAGCCACCCCCGAGGATCATCCTGGCGGTCTTCGCTTCCAACGCGGGACCCACATACTCAAAGGACGCAGTATTCCTGCCAACGGCGCGGGTTTTGTCGATACCGTGTTTGCCCCGGGCATGGATCGTCGGAAGGCTGGTACACCGCCAGAGATCCGGACGGCGCGCTCGCGCCGCGATCTCGGCGGGATGCGCCGTGCATGAAAAGGCGCGATACCCCAGAGCTTTCCAGAGGCTTGCGCTGTGGGTGAACAGGGCGCCGCCGATGCCCACACCTTGGTAGTCTGGCAGGCACACGGTGCGATGCCCCCTTCGGGCCTTGCCATGTGAGAGGCGGCCAAAGAACGGCAGCCACGCATCGAACGCCACGGGTTGGCCCGCCACCGAGGCCATGAAGCACACCGCCGAGGGGTTGAGTGCGGCGGTCAGATAGTGATGCCGTGCGAAGAGCCGCCACGCCGAACTGTGGCAACGAAAGATTTCGAGCTTGATCGGAGGGCGGGGACAAAGTGCCCCCCGGGCCAGAGACTGCGTCGCCATATCGACAACCCAATCAGGCTGAAGCCATTCGACCACATCGTAATGGCACGTGACGGCGACGAATTTTTTCTGGCCTCCCCCGACGCTCGCTCGCCCCGCGCGGATCGCTTTGGCAACGGCCGCTGAGCCCACTTGAGCGACGGTGCGGTCAACGACGCTGGTGAATTCGTCCACCGCGACCAGGCTGCCGCCGGTGAGGAGGGCGCGGGCGAGGTCGCAACGGAACTTTTCTCCATTGGAGAGGACGTGGTATGGGCGGAGCCACGCCGGTGGCGAGCTGAACCCCACCGACGAGAGCATCCCGGTGACCTGCTTGATGGACAAGTCATTAGGGAATGCGTCCACGACCGCCTTGTCCGAGGGCCAGTTTTCTCCCGGAGCGTAGAGAGCTTCGCCGAAGGCCTTCCGTGCGATGGTGGATTTGCCAGAGCCGGAAGGGCCGACGATGGACCCGATCGTCCAATCTTCGTCGGCGCCGGGCACTTCCACTGCGAACCTCGCTTCGCTGGATTTTTGGAGTTGGAGATCAAAGATGCCGGCCGTTTGCTCAACTCGAAAAGTTCGGGCGACCGGGCAGCTCACCGTCGCTTGTATCAGAGGCATGGGCACTCACATCGTTAGCACTTTGCAGGTGTAACCCTCTGCGGTCATCCGCTCGAAAAGTGCACGCTGCTGAGACTCATCTTTGCAATCCACCAGAACCTGGAAGCTCTCGGGGATGTGGACTTCCCCCGGTTGCGTTTCAGCGGCCGCCTCGGCTTCTGCGGTCGCTTTGTGCATCAGCGCGAGCTCGGTATCGGTAAGACCGATGTCGTCCATTGGCAGGCCAATGTCATCACGAATTGCCTGCAGGGCGGCGGGGTCGAAGTCGAGGTTCACCTGGCCGATCCGATTGTCGGCGACGGCGAGCTTGCGGGCGCGAGGATCCCTAGACAGATCAAGGTCGGTCCTCTTCACAACCACCAACTCATCGCCGGAGGTCTCGACAACACGCAGCTTGGTGATGCCGACTTCCGCGGCCTTCTCCCACGTTTTGTTGCCCGCGATCACAACGTTGTTTTTGTCGGTGACGATCGAGCGGCCGAGACCTAGTTGCTGGATGGACGTGCGCAAAGCCCCGTCCCCCCGTTGCGTGCCCTTGTTGGCATTTGCGGGATCGGGGATGAGGTCCTTGATGGTGAGCTTGGACGGTTTTTGTTTGGTAGCCATGCACGCGAAGATAGTTGCGCCCGGGGCTACGCCGCCACATTCCCGACCCGCGGAATTCTGTGATTTTTCAACAATTTTTGGAGGGCCGAGAGAGCGTCGGCGGTCGAGGTGATGTGGAGTATGGGGTGGCGGACGGCGGCGGACGAGAATGGAGGGAAGAGGGCGGCGGGGGTGAGGAAATCGGCAGGCTGTTTGTCGGCGTAGGCCCATCGCCAGCCAGCACACATGCCGCCGCGGCGGATCGCCTGGCAGATGTTGTCGACCTTGGTGACGCCGCTGGCGCGGGCGGCGTCCGAGACGGAGGCGAACGGGGTGCCATCGGAGCGGATAACGGGGCAGGGGCGTCCGCGGGGGATATGGCGGATCCCGAGTTCGGCTTGTTCGCGTTCAACGCGGGCGGCGTGGGCGGCGACGCGGTCGGCCATCATCTGCTGCCAGCAGGAGGCGTCGACGTCGTCGGCGGAGCGTGGTTTGTCGTTTCGCATGTTTCAACTCTCTACATACGACCAATTATAGCCACCGCTTTTTCCGCCGCGCTTGATCGCCTGGCAAATGTTGTCAGGCTTGTTGATGTGGGCGGCATGTGCAGCATCGGAAATCGACTCGTAAACCTCTCCGTCCGACCGGCGAACCTTCACGCCACGCCCCGGGCGGGTCGAAGGCAAAATATTAAGACTTTCGTTTGATTCACCGGGGACCGGGCAAGTATGGGCAGGGACGACTTTCAGGCCACGGTATAGCCCTCCCTTTTTAAGGCCTCTCCAGTATCCACTTTCACTCCCCCCAACAAGCAATGCAGCAGCCTTGCAACTTAAGAAAATCTGTTTGTTTCCTTTTTTATCTACCACAAGAATACTTATTCCCTTAGACCGTCTCATGGGCCTTGGCCAGCTCGGAGGACCTAAATGGAGTTCCTCAAATTTCGCCTTTTTTATCTTGTGCCCGTTGATTAATACGCCATTTGAGAGGGCTATTTTGCATTCTTGGACATCTGATCTCAACCACTCCGCCGCTCTCCAGATTCCGACAATCAACCCCCTACCGCCCTCTTCATTCTCGATTACAAACGAGCGATAATGGCATCTTGTGGACTGTTTTTCGGGTACCGGATCATTCATATATTTCTTGTCGTCAGTGGTTGCGTGAGTAATTTTCAATCCCCTTGATGGGTTTTTATAGGATATGCACTTAAAGATTCGCGGGATGGCCCAACCGAGCGCACTTGCGGCTTCTGATGCGGAATGGAAATACTTCTTTTTTCCATGAAGGTCTTCGACCAAAACTGGTTTCTTATTGGCCATAGCATTTTCTCCCTACGTTCGGCTTCTTCAGAGTCTCCAGCACGTCCCTCGCCATGGATTCAACAGTGACACCGCGGCTGGCGGCGCCGTTGGGTAGGCGGGAGGCCGTTTGCCAGTCATCGATCGAGCGTTCGAGCCGGATAGCTTCCGACACAAGACCGGGATCCTCGAGGGCGGCAACGACTTCGGCGATGGTGGGCGTGGGGTTGTCTTCCCAAATTTCGAGGAGGCGGGCGGCGAGAAGACGGTGATGGTGGAAGAGCTCAAGGATGATCTCCTCACGCATCGCGAGGTAAATCGCCGGCTGAACCAGCAGGCAGCCAATCAGCCATGCCTCGGCGAGTTCCCGGCCGGAGGAGACTGGGGCGGTGCGTGATGGGGTGGAGGCGGGGGGCGAGGTCATCATGCGGAGAAGGGCGTGGAGGGCGGTGGATTCTATGCCGGTGAGTTCGCTGAGCCGTTTGATAATGAGACCGCGGCGAATCGGGTCAAGGTCACGGTGGCGGAGGAAGCGGAGGAATTCGCGAACCTTCTCCTGCCTTTGGAAAATTGAGGCGTTTGGCCAGTCGCCGGCGAGCTGCTGCCATTTGTAGTCGGTGACGGGTGTGGCGCGGTCGATGAGTTTCTGGAAGGCGGCGCCGCCGTGTCGCATCACGAAATCACAGGGGTCTTTACACCGGGCGTGCTGGACGTGGGTGTGGGATGGATCATGTGGAGGGATGGGCCCGGGTATATCAGGCATGGGCCACCTCGGGCATCTGGCGGACGCGGAGGTCAGCGAGGTCGCCGGTCCATTCGTCCCAGTCGCCGCCTTTGGCATGATTCAAGGAGTAGTGGCGTTTTTCGTGAGACTGAAAGTGGAGCACATGGTTGGGGGAGGATTCGTTGACCTTGGTGTGCTTTTCGAAGAACGGCTTCGCCCCAAGCTGTTTCACAAAGACCGGCAGCCCCGCCGCCTGGCACTGCTGCACGATCGAGCGGATCCATTCGACGTTGCAGGGGCGGGCCTTGGCGCCGGACTCACCGCCGGAGATGACCCAGTGGATGCCCGCCGTTTCGCCCTCGTGCGCGCCGCATGGTCCCCCGCGCTCTGATCTTTCACAGAGGGGCTCGGTTGGCTCGATCGTGGGGCAAGGCGTGGTAGCGCCAGCTCTACTCGGACCGCTGGCCTGCGCATCACTACCAATGGCGGCGTCAGCCCGGATGTCATCGCCTGTCGCTGTCCGTGAGGGCTTCAGGCGGTCATTCCGGGGATTGGCGGCATACGCGTCGCTATCCACAGCCAGGGTGGCCTTACGTGGAGTCGGAATCCACTGGGTCAAATCGACGGAGCCCAACAACGGCTCGCACGAAAGGAACCGCACGGCGGCGGGGCAGCGGAGGAGGTGGGGGATGCGGAGGTCGGCAAACTCCTGGCTTTCAACGCTGGTGCCGAGCCACACGTTGGGGAGAGGCCACTGATTGCCGCGCCAGACGGCATCTTCAAACTGCCACAGTTTTCCAAACGTCCGCACATGCTCGGGCACTACTCCCCTCCCACCAGCATTCCGCACCGTAATTTTGCCAACCTGCTTCGCTATGAACCGTCGCGAAGACTCGCTCTCGTACCAGTCGGAGACATACCAAGTGCGTGTTTTCGTCGTTAGGTACTCCGCCATCCGCTCCGGCCGCTTCGTGAGCACCTGGTGCGTGTGCCACGGCGTCAGCGCCATCACGGCGAAGCATTTGTCGATCCACGCATCCGGGACCCACGAGCCGAAGAGGTCTGACATATCGCACCAAAACCATTTCGTGGGGGTCTTGCGCAGCAACACCTCCTGCAGCCGCCCCTCGTCAAAGAAAACTCGCAGATCGCCTTTGACGGTGACCGTGCCGTCGCTGCCGAGGATGGGGAGGGTGGGGAGCTTTTTGTTTGCACCTGGAAAGGCGGGCATGTGTCGCCGGCACTGATAGCCGCTGCTGTAACAATTGGCGCAGCCGGGGCTAATTTTTTCGCAGTAGTGGCCCGCGGTCCCCGTTTGAGGATTCTTGGCGAGAATCGGATTCACGCTGCGGTCCGTCCATTCGATGGTGGTAATTCCCATGGCTTCATTCCTTGATGCAGGCGAGCAGGCCCTGCCCGCCGGTGAACGTGAACGCGAGGTGGCCTTCGGTGAGCGCTTTCTGAGGGACGCCAGCGGCGACGCGGAGATCGGGCAGCCGGCGGAGCAGGTAGGCATAGCCGTAGGCGACGGAGACGCCGGCGAGCTGGTCGTAGGGCCCGGCGAAGTTGAGGCGTGTTCCGCCACAGAAATCACATGGGCCCTTGGCTATGCCGCGGCAGAAAACGCACCGTCCCTCTTCAACGCGGTAGAGTGGCGGGGCTGGCTGGGCGAATGAAACGGGGGGCGGGAAGCAGAGAAACGCCATCGCAAACAAATCACCTTGGCGGGCGGGGAGTTCATCGTGGCGGTTGCTGGGGATCCGGAGAAGTGCCCGGCCATCGCAGGCGTAGAGGTGGCCCTTCCACGCGAGCGGTTCGGAGGTGCCGATGCGGCTGTCACTGCAGAAGGGTCGGATCGTCTCGATGGTGGCGTCAGCGTGCATCGGCGTCCCTCACAAAGTTTTCAGGTTTGGGCGGCGGGGGAAAGCTGATACCCCATTGCATCGCGAGCGTTTCGAGGGTCTTAAGGCGGCTGTCGTCGGTGAGGCCTTTGGCGAGGTTGGACACGACGATTCGCCGCCATTTGCTTGTCGCGCGTGCGAAGGCGCGGGGATCCGGTTCGCGGGCGGCAGGGGCGGGGAGGGAGGCGGCAATTTTGACCGCGTAACAGGATGGCAACATGCAGTAGGGTGCGGACTCCTCGAAGAGGGTGGGGTTGCTGGCGGTGTTGTGCGGGCAGCCGTTGCAGGGCGGCTTGCCGGCGACGGCGGAGGCGGGGTTCCAGGGGATGACGGTGAGGGGGTGGCGGCGGTGCTGAATCTGCGAGCGAAACCAATCGGGTGTGCGGAGGGTGCCGGTACGCTTTTCCGACAGGGCTCCGGCGGAAGCGAGGTCCGACTGGGCCTTGGGGTCGGAGAGTTTGGCAAGTTCGCGGGCGTGGTCCGGTGCAAGGCGGCCGGTGGCGAGCATGGCCCGGACTTCGGGGGCCAGGCGGGTCACAAAGCCGCGTGCACGGACCCAGCGGGTATCGCGATGGAGCCGGGCGGCGGCTTTTTGGATGTCCCCCCCGGAACGTGCGAGGGCTTGTTCGACCAGCAGCATTTCCTCGAGGGGGTTGAGGGCCTGGTGATCGAGGTTTTCCAAGTCGCGGGCGTCGAAGATGTCGCGCTCGTCGGCGGGCATGGGCAGGATCTCGGCGCGAATCTCTTTCCAGTCGAGGAGTTTGGCCGCCAGGTACCGGATGTGGCCGAAGCCTAGTCGCAAGCGACCGTCAGGCTTGAGGTAGAGGCGGATGGGGGAAAGCTGGCCATGCTGGCGCATCGATTCGGCTTTCGCGCAGACGGCGGCTTCGAGGGCGGCGCCTTGTTCGCGGGGGTTGAGCCCGTCAAGGTCGATGAGTTCCAGAGCGACCATCGCCTGCATCGCTTCGGTAGGAGGTTCATGCGGTTTTTTAACCATGCTGCTTCCCTATCCGCAGGAGGATTCGGCCATTGCGGGCAATGAAAGACACGGCCGTAGCGTCCTGCAGCCCGGCGGCCCGGAGGATCGGCTCGCCCACAAGGATGTGGCGGAACCCCCTGTTGGTAACTTGCGTAGCCAGTTTCCCGCTGGGACGGACCTGCTTCTGCCTGAGGACCGCATCGTGCAAATTGTGTGAGGAGACCGCTGCATAGACGTAGCTGACGCTGCGGTCGAAAGCCTTCCCCCATTCCTTGACAGTCCGGCGTTCCGCGGGGTTTGCCTCGGCTTTACGCATGGCCACGATGAGGGGGCTGGAATCGCTGGGTCTGAGCAGGGCACCGGTGACATTCCGGCCCCGGGCGATGGAGTGAACATCCGCTACCGCCACCCTGAATTCTTTCGCCCACTCCGAAGCTCGCTTTTTCCTGGTCGGATCCTTCGCTGCCTCATTCATCGCGGCAGCGAGCTTTTCCCAAGCGCTGGTCATTTGCCACCTCCGCGGAAAGAGGGCCAGGTACAGGTGATGGATTTGCCGCACTCCGAGATGCGGCTGACGATGGACGGCCCGAGGGCCGTGAGCAGTTCGCCGCGCGTGAGGTTTGAAAGGATGAGGGTGTCGCGGCGGGCGTCGTATCGCTTGTCGATGATGTGGGTGAGAATCTGATCCTCATAAGCCGTCTCGCCCCGTTCCTGAATTTCATCGATGATCAGCAGGCTCGCCGACACAATGGCCGCGACAGCCTCCGTTTCGGTGCGGCTGGATTCCTTGCGGTAAGTGCCTTTGATGAAGGCGAAAAGTTCCCGCGCCTTGAAGTAGAGCGGTTGGCGGCGGTCGTCGCCGCGGATCCGGACGATGATGTCCCAGCAGGCGAGGTTGACGGCCACCTGGGTCTTGCCGGTCCCACGGATGCCGTCGAGCGTGATGATCATTCCAGTTCCCAGCCGTGCCCCGAGCCACGCCTCCAGCTTTCCCCACGGTGCGTTTTTGTACGCAGCGTCGTCATGCGGCAGGGTGATGAAGCGATCGACGTGGAGCGTGGGGAGATTGGCACGGAGGGCCCGGCCGCGGAAGAGGGGCCACTGGGTCGATTCGGCTTTGGCGGACGTGTCAAAGGTCATCGACGTTGAGGTCGGGGAGCTGGAGGGTTTCGGCGTGTTCGCGCCGGCGGCGGTCTGAGCGGCTGTTGCCAGCGTCGCGGGTGTGTTGCCATTCCTTTGGATCGTCATTGTATTGCTCCTTTTCGAACCACGTCGACGCATAGGGGGTGTAGTGACCCAGCTTGCCGCCGGGGCTCGAGGCGAAGAGTTGTGTTCGGGCCAGCAGCCATGCCACCGGGTCGGAAGGCGGGTTTTCCTGCTGGGAAACTCGCAGAATTGCCTGCCGAATATTCCTCAAAGCCCCGCCGATGGCCGTCTGCCGGGGGTATGCAGCGGCGATTCGCTTTACGTCGGCCTCGGTGAAGCGGGGGGCGTGGCGGTTGAGTGCGAAAGGGTCGTTGCCCGCGTCCGCATGCACGGAGCCGTGGAACCCGTTCACTCTCGGGGGGGGCGGGGGGGTTGTGAGTTGGTTCTTGTCTTTGGTAATTGTCTCTGGTTCTTGTAGGGGCGCGTCTGCGCCACTAGGCTGTTGCGTCTGCGCCACTAGCCTTGATGCGTCTGCGCCACCAGGCTGTTGTTCCGTGTGCAACAGGTCTGTTGCGTCTGAGGTAACAGGCTGTTGCGTATGGACGGCCAGGTCTGTTGCATCTGAGCGGGTAGGCTGTTGCGTCTGCGCCACTAGGTAAACATCCCCCCCGCTGGCCTTTTCCTGTGCAACAGCCCCGGCATCCTGTCCGGAGGGAAGGTCGTTGAGCCGGTAGCGGCTGGTGGAATGGGTGGTGCGGTCACCGACTTCGAGAATCGTGATAAGGCGAAGTTCCGCCAGCATCGCGACCGCCCGGCATACGCTGCTGCGGTTCAACCGGCACATTTCCGCCAAGCGGGCAAGGCTGGGCCACGCCACGCGATCCCGAGCAAAACGCCAGAGAGCAAGGTACACCTTGATCGACCCCGCGGTGGGGATCATTGGCACGGCCTTCTCGGCCACCCAATTGGGTGCCTTGAAGTAGCCGCCGTCGATGGCTTCCACCTCAGGCATTCCCCCTCCCATTTCTCCACTGCTCTAGCCAATTCACTCGCTCCATGCCCTTGCAACTATTACATGACTGGCAGAGAGGCTGGAGGTTCTGAATGCCATCGCTTCCCCCATCTGACACCGGCACAATGTGATCTTTCGTTAGCGGTGATGAATTGTCGCCGCACCGAACGCACTCACCCTGCACTTCGGCCAAAACAGCGGCCCACTCCTCAGGTGTGTGAGTCGCTTGGGACTTTGCATCATTCATGCGTTTCGCGCGTCGAATCGATGAATTGGTGCATCCATGTGACCATTGAGCCGCACCGCCTGCCAAATCGATCATCGATTCTTGGTAGATGCACCCGTCTGAACCAATTTGGACCGCCCCACATGTATTCAACTCCTGCAGGAGTTTCGTGGCTTCGTCTGTTGAACACGCGGATACGCGAGCGATCTCATTGAGGGTCAATGGTGACATGTCGTGCCGAACCGCGAAACCGATCATCTTTGCGGTGGCCATGATCCGGCGAAGTTCAAGCCAGAATCCTCTGGCGGCGAGACTCAGCATCCGCTCGGTCGATGCATCAACCGAGTGGCAAATGAGGCATTTAGTTTTCATCCTCCTAGCCTCCCCCCATTAAGAGCGTCTACCCTATCGCAAGCCGCCAGGAGCGCCAGCGCAAGCACCCGCGCAGCCCCGGTGTCGGCCGTGCACTCATCGAAACCTGAAAGGTAGGCGTGGAGGCGCGCGCCGCCCTCGGGGCGTGCCTCCACGATCACGGCGGGGTTTTCGTGATAGAACGCGCACGGGATGAACGGAGGTTCATCGGGCGGCCGGGGATCGTTGGTGACGGACATGCTGCTTCCTCCTCATACAGGCGAGGCTTAGACCCTGCGAATGTTCGATTTCATGTTTTGGACGACAAGGAACCCTGGTTCGCTCTCGCCCTTTTTCCCCGGTTCCTCAGTAAGGAAGCCATAGGAAACGAGCGTGCGCAGTTCGCGGTAGGTGTTGGATTTGTTGGGCTCGCTGCCGGTGCGGGCGAGTTCCTTCCACACGGCGTGACCGGTCTGCGGCGTTTTGAAGAAGTTGTTGACGATCAGAAGTGCGATGCGGCCGCGGAGCGTGTCGCCTTCCGTTTCGAGAGTGCGGGTCTGGACCTTCACCTCGATCTCGTTTTCGGTCAGCAGGACCTTGAGGAGGGCAGGGGCATCCGCGGTGAGCCGCCGCTTGAAGAGTTGATAGCGGGCCTCCTCCGCGTCATCCGTTGCAGCGGCCGCAGTCGTCAGGGCCGATGAAGTCGGGAGCAGGGGGACGGAGGGCGGGGTGTAGGGTGGTGCCGCCGCGGGCGAGGTCATCGCCGCCAGCTTCTGCTGCATCTCCGCCACCTGCCGCTCCAGCTTCTCAGCCCGCTTCTCCGCCGCTTCCGCGCGTTCTTTCCACGCCATGTCTTCATCCTCGGTTTGGGTGTCTGATACAGGCGGCGCCACGTCCGCCACATCCCCCGATCCCGCCGCGATCGCCTTTGCCTTCTCCTCTTCCATCCATGCCGGCTGCACGTAGGTCCGCACCACGTGAGCCCCCCAGCACGCGAAGAATTGCCCGCGTGTCAGCCCCCCCACCTGCTCCGCCCTGGGCTTCTTAATGCCGGCCGGGACGTTGGCAAGGGTGCGTTTGATTTCATTCGCCTCGCGCTGGACGCCGACGATCCAAACCGACGCCGCCCGCAGCATCAGCTTCCACACGCCAGCGATGTCCTGGGAGTCCATCCACACGAAGTTCCCAAGCCCCGCCCCCTCGCGAATCAACTTCTCCGCCACCGGCTTCACCGGCGTCATGCGGGCTTCGGGCACGAACTTCCACGCCTCGGGCAGGACGGTGACGATCTTGCGTCCCTCCTTGTGCACCCATGCAATCGCCGAGCGCACCAGCAGCATCTGCATTTCGTCGGTGAAGTTGGTGAGATCCATCACGTTCAGCCGGCCGGGGACGATGACGGGGACGGGGGAGAAGTGGTGCCGGCGGATTTGCGGGAGAACGATGTCGAGGTACTGGCCCAGGAGCATGAACAGATCCCGGTCCATCGATCGCTTCGCGTCATCCTCGAGGCGGGTGAGGTTGTCGCGAACCTTCTGCAGGGAGGTTGCTCCCTCACAGGCCTTGACGATCCATGCCCGCTCAAACTTCATCTTCTGGCCCATCACCGAGCCGACGAGCGATTCGACAAATTCCCAGTACGGCCGTCCCTCCGCCCCCTCATTGAAGCACGGCTTGCAGCGAACGCCGCCGGTGAATCCACCTTCACCGCGTTTGGTGATGAAGGCGATGGCGGTGCAACCGCTGCGTGTGACGAGCGCTTCGAGGGTCGTGGTTTTCCCGCTTTGCTGCGTCATGCCCGTGACCGCCATGTGGGCGAGAGGAATGGCGACGGGCTTGGCGGTGCCGACTTCATAGCCAAGGTGAATGGTCATACGGCCTTCCTGCGGGCGTACCGCTCTGCAAGGCGGCGAACGTGATCGCCGCTGTTGTCGAGTTTCTCGATTAGGTCCTGGTGGGGGTTGCGGATGCCTTCGACCTGCTGACGCTTCAGTCCCAGCACCTCCGCCATGATGGGATCGGCCCCGTCTTCGGCGAGGAGGAAGTAGGCAATCACCGATTGGGCCTGTCCATCACGGTGGATGCGGCCGATGCACTGTTCGTGCACGCCGGGGGTCCAGTCCAGTTCCCCAAAGACGATCGTCCGGCAACAGTGCTGAAACCCGTCAATGCCCTCGCCGGAGCGGAGGGAGAGGAAGAGGACGTCGAGCTCGCGGGCGATGAACTTCCGCTTCGCCTCCTGTTTTTGGGTGACCGTCTCGGAGCCGGTGAAGTAGGCGATCCGGAGATCCCGCAGTTTGCTCTCCCAGAGGGTGTAGACCTCCCGGTGCCAGCCGCACAACACCACCTGCTCGCCGCTTTCGACAAGCATCCGCACGAACTCAGCGACGTAGGGCGCCTTTGCGATCCCCGTCGCCTGGCGGATGAGACCATCGAGCCGGCCGCCGGCGTTGAACCGCTCCTCTCGCGATGCCCCGGCCTGATTCAAGATGATGCGGGCGAGTTCCGCAGCGGAGCTTTCGATGGCCAGGAGTGCCCGCGAATCCGAGTCGATGCGATGGGGGACGCGGGTGACGGCGGGCAGTTCCCGGCCGACTTCCTCTCGCGTGCGGCGGAGCATGATGAAGTTTTCGCGGAGGTAGGTGCCGAAGGCCTTGGGATCCTTGATGCGGTCCCCCGAACACCATTCCCGCACAAACTCTTCCTGCGTACCCAGAGCGTCGGGCCGAAGCGCGGAGACCACGTTGTAGATTTCGCCACCGTAGTTGTAGATCGGGGTGGCGGACAGGCCGAGGCAGAATTGGCACGCCCGGGCGATGTGTGTGGCCGCCGCGTACTTGTTGCTGGTGGGGCCGGTGCGGAGTTCCTGAATCTCATCGAAGGTGATAGAGCGGACGTATTTAGCGAGGACCTCGGCCCACCCGGCGAGCTTCTGGTAATTGACGATCAGGACGTCGGGGCCACGGCCGTTTTGTTTGGGAAGCTCGTAGGGGGCTCCCTTCTTGATGATGTGAACGGAGAGACCAGGTGCGAACCGCTGCAACTCGCCTTTCCACTGGGGAGGGAGGACGGTTTTGGTGACGATGAGGGCGGGGAGGGTGCGGGGGTCAGAGAGGGCACAGATGGCGGAGATAGTCTTGCCGAGGCCGACATCGTCGGCTAGGAGGAGGTAGCCCTGCTGCAGGTAGAGTTCTGCGGCGAGTCGCTGGTATTGGCGAGCGGGAATGGAGAGGTTGAAGTGTCTGGGGGTGTGGCGGGTCCCGGTGATTTTCTCCATGGTGAGGATGTGTTCACGGTGGGCAGCGGATCCGTTGTCCAGGGTGGCGAGGTCGGTGGCAGAAACTTCGAGGGGGTAGCGGTCGAGGAGCCACACGAGTTCGCGGCAGTTTTCAGGCGTGTCGGCGAGCGTCACCGTGCCGTGTTCGCGCTTGTCGATGCGCTCAAAAATCCGCTTCATCCGCAGGATGATGTGAGGCTCGGCGGTGATGCGCCATTCACGGCCGACGTGCGAGATTGTCCCGTAGGTCCGGGTCACAGGCCGTTGCTCCAAAGAGTGACGATTTTGAGGGGTTTTTCGTTGATGGCGTCGGGGAGGCTTTCGACGTTGGCCCGCCTGGAAAGGAGGATCAGCCCCTGCACGTCGGGATGATGGAGGTAGCGATGCACCTGGCGGGCAATGGCCGACGCGCTGCCATTGATCTTGGCTTCAAGGCCGACGCGGGATGGGGGGAAGTAGAAGTCCACCCGGCTCCGCGCATCGAGCTTGTGTTCGCGGACGTAGTCGCGGTTGGCGACGAACCCCGCATCGGCGAGGAGACGTTGGACGCCGCATTGCAGCTCCTCTTCCGTGGTGAAGTTGAACCGTGCCCCGCGGAGGAGGGTCGCGATCCGCAGGATGTCTTCAAGGAACGTCATGCCGACCTCCGCTTCTTTTTGATGATCAGGTCGGGGAGATTGGCGGCGACGAGGGCGGAGACGACGAGGGGCGGGACGGAGTTTCCGATCTTGTGGACGGCCGCGGCGTTTGATTTAGGCAGGACGTAATCGGTGGCGAGTTCGGGGCTGAACTGGGCGCGGAGGAGTTCGCGGGGGGTGAGCATGCGGAGGCCGATGTCCGTCATGAGATATTCGTCGGCGCCGATCTTGACGGTGACGTAGCCGGTGCCGTCGGGAAGATCGTGGAAGGTGGCGTTCGGGGGTGTGCCGATCAGGTGGCGGAACTTGAGGAGGAAGGCGTAGACGTCGGCGGCGCGGCCGATCAGGTGCGGTGAGGAGACCTCGGGGGTGAGGCGGGGGAAGACGACGCCGAAGCGGTCGTGCGTGGTGACCGTGCGGAGGGGCGAGCCGGCCTCCTGTCCGGTGCCCTGGCCGTAGTAGCTGACGAAGAAAGGACAGGCGAGGGCCACGTGGTTGCCGGCGGCTGTGAGGGTGGGTGCCGGGGCATCGACGCTGCGGCCGTCGGCGTGGTTACGGAGGATGGTGAGGACGGGGGCTGTGACCGCGAAGGTGGTGGCGGAGGCGACGATGGTGTCGAGGGGAGCGGTGGCGGACTTCCAGCCTCCCGAGCCGCGGAGCTTGGTGAGGAAGGCGGTGACGATGGTCCACGCGCCGCCCTTGGGTTGGGCGGTGACGGTGGGCGCGGGGACGGTGAGGGGGCGGTGACCCTTCCCCCAGGTAGCGTTGGCGCATTCGATCAGACACCCGCCGGCGGCGTTGATGGGGGTGACGGTCGGGGTAATGAGTACGCCGGTATTGTTGGCGGGGGTGATGGTGTTGATGGGGAAATCGGCGGCTTGCGCCCGCGTGGGTTGGTGGGGCGCTTCGCCGTAGCGGTGGATGAGAAAGGGGGTGAGGGTGGCAGTTAGGAGCTGGAACTTGTTGTGGATGGTCGTGATGGTGTGGAGCGATTCGCCGAGGCCCTGGCACGGCTTGGAGGCGGCTGCGTCGACGGTGTTTTTGACGACGGTGGCGGCGACGACGCCGAAGCGGTTGGAGGTGTCCTGGGTGGGGATGGGGGCGGTGAGGTCGGAGGCGCGGACTTCGCCGGCCTTTTCGGTGTGGTAGTGGGTGAGGTGGGCACAGGCGATGGCGAACTTGTTGCCCTGCGTGGTGATGGTGTGGAGGGGGGTTGCGGTGTCCTGGCATTGCTTATCGCCGAAGTTGTTTTTCACGAGCGAGACGGCGAGCAGGGCCCGGTCATTCTTGGCGGTGATGGTGCCCACGGGGCCGTTGCCGGCGGTGGCGGGGGATTGGCCCGCACGGCCGCCGACGCCGGCGACGAAGGGGACAAGGGTAATGGAGGTTAGCGCGAAATCCTTCGATGCGGTGAGCGTGGGGACGGGCCCTTCGACTGCGTGGGTGCCATGCCCCCACCGGCCGGACTCGCCGTGGGCACAGCGGGTGAGGAACGCAGAGGCGACGGCGTTGTGGTCGATGGAGGTGATGGTGGGGAGCGGGGTGGTGAGGGGGGAGCCGACCACGCCGCCGTAGAACTTGGAGATGTGAGGGGCGACGACGCCGAAGCCGTGCCGCTGCGTGATGGTGGGGACGGGGTGGAAGATGGGTTGGCCACGGAACTCCGGCCCGCCGTGATTCACCTGGACGATGAAGGGGGAGGCGGTGTCAAAGACGTACCGCTTGAGGCCCATCGCTATCCGTCGCTGGGTGTTGGGGGCGAGGGGTTTCTTTCGCCCGAAGATGCTGGGACAGGGGATGCTCCAGTCAATGCACTCGGCGGCGGTGCGGTAGGGCCGGAGATCCATCCGGCACATAGCCCCTGAAATAACGCTCCGAGGTCGTAATCGACGGCGATTTTCGCGGCCGCCCGGAACAGGAGCGACATCGCATCCTTTCGCTCCTCCGCCGAACATTCGAAATTGACGGTCCGCATCGCCACCAACCCGGGCTTCGGTCGGCGTCTGATTTCCACATTTAGAATCTGCATTTTTCGTCCCACGTTTATTCTCCTTGGTCCCATTCGTCCGCTCCGGCCAAACGATGGCCGCATCGTCGCAGCGGGCGATCATGAAAAAGCGTTTGCGGATGGTGGGAGCGCCGTAATCGGCGGCGTTCAATACACGATGCTCGACCTTGTAGCCGAGGCGTTTGAGTTGGCCGACGAAGCGCCGGAACGTGTCCCCCTTCTTGTCGGGGTTGCGGATCATGAGGGGCTTGCCGGTCTTTTTGTCGAACTGCGGCCGGCCGTCCTTCACGAGCTGGACCAGCGGGCCCCACTCCTCAAACTCCCGCACGTTCTCCAGCATGATGACCCGCGGCCGGACCGCCTTGGCCCACCGGCATCCCACCCACGCCAGAGCCCGGATGCGCTTGTTGCGGATCGGCTGTCCGCCCTTGGCGCGGGAGAAGTCCTTGCAGTCGGGGGAGAGCCAGAGGAGGCCCACGCGACGGCCGGCCGCCGCCTTCACCGGATCAACCTCCCACACGCTGGCGCGAAAGTGCCGCGTGCGCGGATGGTTGCGGGTGTGCATCTCGATCGCTTCGGCGTCATGGTTGACGGCGACGTCGACGTCCCGGCCGAGGGCATGCTCGATGCCTAGCGATGCCCCCCCGCCACCGGCGAAGAGGTCAACGACGATCTCCTCGTGGGCGATGGCGGTACGCTTGGCGGAGCGGCGGAGAAGGTCAGGGATGGGGAGTTGTGCTACGGTCACTGGAAAGCCTCCGATGAAGGGTGGTTGGACCGCCAGTCAGTGACGGCTGCTTCAAGGGTGGGATGACGTGCAGAGAAGTTGCCCCCATCGCGCGGGCGGGGGTGCATGGTGAGCTTGAGGAAGCGGAAGTGGTGCGGGTCGAGTTCAATCCGCACGGCGAGGTCATGCGCCAGGAACACAAGCCGGGTAAGCCCGGAGCCATCAAAGGACGACAGGCTGGCCCAGCCCCCGATGGTGCTGATGAGGAGTTGCTGAAACCGCATGTGCGACCAATCCACACCGGCGAGATTGCCTTCAGGGATGTGGTGCAGCCCCAGCCAATGATCGAGGAGTTCCGCCGAGCGCAGCCCCGCCTCCGAAGGTACCGACTTGGTGACATACGACAGGTGCTTGATGATGGCTTCTCGATCCTTCACGCCGCCACCTCCGGTGCCGCGAACAGCGACGCCTGGGCGGCTTGCCGCTCCGCTGCGGAGAGGGCCTTGTGGACGTTGGCTAGGGCGGCCTTGTGGTAGGACTCCTTGAGCTCGAAGCCAACTACATTGCGGCCAAGCTCGATGGCAACGTGTGCTGAAGTTCCTATCCCCATAAATGGATCGAGTACGAGGACGTCGGGTTGGATCGTGGCGGGGTTGGAGTAGAGGAGGATCGCGCGCCGAACCACTTCTTTTTGAAGAGGGCAGACGTGTTTCTCCTGATCTGACTCGCGCACGCCCCTTGCCCCGTCGAGGATGTCGAACTCATCGATGTCCCCCCACACTCCCGATGCCCACTTGATCCAGTCATCGGCGCTCAGCCAGCCGGTCGGGTTCTTTGCCCCCACCTGCCGCCCCCACTCCTGCACGTAGGCCGCGTATGCCATCGCGTCTTTCCGGCCCAACTGCTGATAGAAAAGCTCCCGCGTGTCGGGCTTTACTCCGGGTTTGTAGACGAGGGGGCGCACGGGATGATCGATCTTGCCCGGCTTTTGAAAGACGAGGACGTAATCGTTGGGCGCCATGGCCCATTGCGTGGAGGTGCGGGAGTGGCCGGTCTTAAACTGCAGCGACAGCAGGTTGAGCCGCTGCGCCATCGCCTGCGGGTCTTTGGGGATGACGAATTCCAAGGGCATCGGGGAGCCGAGGCGGAGACGGATCCGAAGGGCCTCGGTCAGGTGCCGCGGATCGTCGCCAAACGTCTCAACAAGGGATTGCACTTCCTCAGGCGTCACCGGGTCCGCCGCCGCTGGATGCACCTCCTCCCCTTTGAACTGAAAGCCGCCAGCGGTAAAGACGTCGATCATCGCCCCGCGAAAATCCCGCCGGCCGATGAAGCCGTGCTGATTTTGATAGGCGAGGAGTTGTTGGATGTGGATGCAGCAGTTGGTCCCGGGGGCGTGGGCGCGGAACAGTTGCTCGATGACGAACCGCATGTTGTGGGCGAAACGTCCCTCGCGGATGTCGATCGTGCTCCCGTTGTTGGAGAGGCATTCGAGCTTGGAGGAGTACGAAAACAACTCCTCGAAGGGGATGCTGGTGATGGTCAGGTACACCGATCCGGGGGCGAGATGTTCGGCCATGCCGGTGATGCAATCCTCGTTGTAAATGTCGGCTTTCATGGAAACCTCAGATGGGAGTGCAGGGACGGCAGGATCAGTCTTCGACGTGTGGGAGTTTGCGAAGGGATTTTGGGGAGAATCCGGCGGTGAGATCGCAAAGGAGGCGGGTGAGGCCGGAGAGATTGTCCCACGGGATCGACGTGACCTTCGACAAATCCCGCCCCCGTGCCTGCGCTTCCTCAAGAAGGTAAGTGCGGGCCTCTTCGGAGAGTGCATCCATCATCGAAGCAAATCGCCGCCGCTTGTTTACCGCCAAACCGCCGCCGGAAAAGTTGTCGCTCATCAGCTGATCAGATGCGTTTGTGCGGGTCAGGCGATCGATTTCGGCAGGAGTGTCTTCAATCAGTGCCCCGGGCTCAACGCTCATCTCACCCACACCATCCACGGGCATAATCCGCACCTTCACCTGGGAGTTGGAGACGGCCAGCGATAGGACCTTGACGCGGGTGAATGCCCCGACGCTGCTTCCGTACCGGTCGGGTATGCGGTAGAGAGCGATGAGCCCGGCGACCTTCTGGCCCTTCTCGATGCGCGATGTGAGAGACTTGGTCATGATTTCCCTTTCGATAAGCGGGGTTGATCGCCGACGTCGGCGGGAAGGTCATAATTCGCCCACACCACCTCCTGCATGCGTCGCTTGGTGTCGCCGCCGGCGGAGTTGTTGGGGAGGTCAAAGACGCGGCGGCGCCACCCGTGGGCGGATTCGTGCCGCCGGTAGAGGTCGCAGTCGTACCCGGACAGCAGGAACTTGCCCTTGATGCCAGCGAGCTGCGTGAGAAGTTCGGCGTGCTGATCGCCAGTCATCTCGTGCGCGTAGACGTCAGTGCTGGCGCGGGTTTCGTGGGCATAGGGCGGGTCGAGGTAAAAGAGGGTTTCAGGACCGTCCTGCTGGGCGATCACCTTTAGGGCATCGTGGTTGAGGATCACGACGCGGCGGAGGCGGGCGTGCACGGCTCGCAACCCGTCGACGGCGTTAATCCACGCCGACGCCTGTTCATTCATGCCGCGGCGGGTGCGGGTGCGGGAGAGCGGGGCAAAGTTTTTCATCCGGCCGGCGAGCGACTGTCGGCAGCGAACAAAGAATCGTGCCGCGGCCTCCACCTCGGGCCAGTGGCAATCTTGGAGGGAGTGGAGGTATTCGATTTCACTGAACGGAATCGCCTCGACCTGGCGGAGGAACTGGCCGAAGAGTCGTTCATCCTGCAGGACCATCCAGAAGTTGGTGAGTTGTTTGTTGAGGTCGTTGGCTACCTCACTCACCCCCTCTGGATCCTTGGCCAAAAGCACCGACAAGCCGCCGGCGTACGCTTCGACATAGTGCAGGTGCGGCGGCATAAGCGCGATGATGCGTTCTGCCAGATAATCCTTCCCGCCGTGCCACTTGAGAGGCTTGGTGAGCGTCATGGGGCACCCCCGTTGCCTGATTGCTTTCCCACCCACGCCTTAATCACTTCGAACATGCCCACCATCGCAAAGTTGAGCACGATGCGAAGCTCGGTATCGGACATATCTCGCAGGTCCGGTCCCTCGCATTCATTCAGTCGATTCCAGAACTCCGCCACGACAAGGCGGTCGTGTGCTTCTGTCCACGCGACGCCCTCGGCAATCTCTTGATCTTGCATCGCCTGCGCTCCAGCGATGATGTCTTCGGGCTTCATGCCGCACCTGCCTTCCGCCGCCATGTGGGAACATGCGAGCCGGCATCCTCGATGGAGAGTTGCTCCACTCGGTCCTCTTTGCGGAGCTTGGAGATGGCGTCGCTGACTTCGTCGGGGGTGAGGGTCCAGCCGTCGTCGCGGATGATTTGCGGGACCGTGAGGGCCACGTCTGGGCGAAGCACGGACAAGACGCGATCGGCGATCGTGCTCAAGCGGCACCTCCAAGGAATGCGGTGTAGGCAAAGGGAATGGCGTCCGCGCGGACGTACAGGGGATGGCGGGGGCTTTTGTCGGCGGTCATGCCGAGGCAAACCGGCAGGCGTTTGTGTGCGGCGAGGTCATGGAGGACCGCACGTGCACGAATCTGAGCCGGTTCCCAAGACACGCTGCCCCATGCGACGCAAATGAGATTGCAGGACAGGATCAGGTCAAACGCTGCGGCGTTGGCAGCCGGATAGGCATCTGCGCCGAAGAGATTGGCCACATCCCGCAACTCGGAAGGATCCGTGGCGCGGTAGGGGAAGAGGTTGGTGACGATGATGCCGCCATAGCCCCAGTCCCTGGCGAAGCGGATGCACCGCCGGATGGTCGGATCATCGACGCTCGCATCCGCCGTCGACGGGTTGAGCATGATCCATCCGAGCATGTTTTTGTTGGGGTCCCAGCGGCGAGAGAGGGACCAGCGGTATTTTTCGCAGGGGCTGATCGTGGCGCCGCGTTCGATAGCGGTGGGGAAGAGTTCGTCGCTCACGCCGCCCCCCTTTCCGCAGCGAGGGCAGGCACCGCGGCGGGGGTGTCACCAGCCCCCGACGTTGACCCAATGCCCGCCCCGCTTGTCGCGGAAGCGAGAGCCAGCAGCCCCGTGCGGCCGTAGGCGACGAGGTAGTTTTGTTCCATCTGATCGATGGCGGCTTCGAAGCGGTCCTGTTTGCGGAGGATGTTGTCGAGGGTCGCGCCTTCGAGTTCCCGGATCACGGGAAGGTGCACGCGAAGGGCATGGGTTTGGCCAAAGCGGTAGGCGCGGCGGATGGCCTGATAGAAATCCTCGAACGAATCGCTCCAGCCGCTGAACACCATGCTGGTGACGAATTGAAAGTTGAGTCCGTAGCCGAGCATGCGGGCCCGGGTGATGAGCAGATCGATCTCCCCCTTGCGGAAGCGGCGGATGATTTCGACGCGATCCGTTTTGGACGTGGCGCCGGTGAGGACGGCGACGCGGGAGAAGTCGAGGCGGAGGGGGGGATCAAGCTTTTCAAGCTCCTCCGTCAGGATTGTCGTTTCGGCGTCGAGGCTGGTCCACGCGAGGACCTTGTGACCCGCCTTGACCTCCTTGGCCATAAGCTCGGCGACGATCTTGGGCTTATGCGATGCGAGCCGGCGGAACCCCTTGGGCTGTCCCTTCTCATCCTTCTGATAGACGAAACCCTTTGCCGCCTGGCTGTATTTGCCCCGCTGGATCGTGTTGGTGTCCTGATCCGCGAAGAGGCGGGGATGCTGGGAGCCTTTGTCCCTCTTCTTGTTGCGGGGACTGTGGGGCATCTCGAGCGTTGAGGAGAAGATGTATTCGCGCTGCTCCTCGGTCAGGGGGATGTCGAGCGGGAGCATGATCGGCTGGGGGACATCGGGCATGCCCTGCCGCCACCCGTAGGCGCGAGGATCCCGGACGTAGATGCTCCAACCGCTCATCCACTCAAAGAATGCCTGCCGGGCGTTTTTCTTGATGGTCCAGCGGTGGCTCTTCGGGTCGCGGGTGAAGAATGTCCAGATGATCTCTTCCTGATCCCGCATCTTCTCCAGAAATGCGCCCTGGCTGGCGAATTCCATGTAGTCATTGGGGGCAGGGGTGGCGGTGAGGTTGAGTTTGTATTCGATGCCTTTGGCCGACTTGACCAGCGCCCACTTCTGTCGGCCGCCGCCAGTCTTGAGCCGGCTCGCTTCATCGAGGGCGATGCCGCCGAGGAACTTGAGCTCGTTGACGACCTGATTTTCTACAAGGCCCTTGTCCGGGTTGAACTTCTCGTAGTTGGTGATGGCGATCTTTTCGGGTCCGTCGATCTTCCCTGCGCACCAGCCACGCATTTCCTGACGGTCGCTGAGCCGGCGGAGAGAGAGGCTGTCGCCATAGAACTCGTGGGCTTGCTCCATCCACTGATCCACGACGTCATTGAAGGTGACGATGAGGAACCGCTTGCCGGTGCGGTGGACGACGTGGCGGGCAAACTCAAGGCCTTCGAGCGTCTTGCCCAGGCCGCACTGTTTCCAGTCCGCGAATCGCTTGCTCTGGAGCGCCAGCCGGACGATGGCCACCTGGTCGTCTTTGAGGAAGGGGGCGAAAGGCAGGTCGATGGCCTCGGGGGGCGGGAGCGGAACGCCGAGCATGGCGGCGAAGCGGGCGGGGGCGGTGATGGTGTAGGTTTCGCTGCCGGGGTCAAAAATCTCTTGGTATTCCGGAAGCCGCTTGGCCTTCAAAAACAGCTTGTAGGCGGCGAGGTTGTAGTTGTCCCACCGGATCGAAAGCCGGTCGCCTTCGAAGCGAACCTTGGGAGCGACTTCGCTGGGGGGGAGGAGTTCGGCGGCGTCATCCGGCATGAGCCACCTCCGGCAGATGCAGGACGCGAATCTGCCGCCACTTCCTGACCGTGTTCAGCTCGACATACCCCTTTTTGATCAGGGCGTGAATGTGTTCGTAGATGGTGACCTTCGAGCGGCCGGTGGCCTTGCCGATCTCCTCATAGGTTGGGGAATACCCCTTGTGGCGGATGAATCCCTGAATGAACGCCAGCAGGATGTATTGTTTGGCGGTGAGGCCCGGCAGGGATTTTGACAGCGCCTTGACAGATTCGCATTTCGCAGGTGATGCGCTATTATTGGCCGGAGTAGTGGTTGCGCCGCGGGTGGCGGCGGTCTTCAA